AGCAGCAGATGCGGGAGTGGTTCGGCCGCGTCCCGAAGTACCTGATCACCCTGGACGCCAGCTACTGCGCCCAGTGCAGCGACACCGACTTCTGCGCGCTGGTGGAGCACGAGATGTTCCACATCGGCCACAAGCGGGACGCTTTCGGCGCGCCGGCGTTCACCCAGGAGGGTGGCCCGAAGCTGTTCATCCGCGGGCACGACGTCGAGGAGTTCGTGGGCGTGGTCCAGCGCTACGGCGTGGGCCCGGAAGATGGCGCCGTCGCCGCGCTGGTGCGGGCTGCCAACCAGCCGCCGCAGGTCCACCGGGCCAACATCGCGGGCGCGTGCGGCACCTGCATGCTGAAAGTGGCTTGACCCGGAATTGACGCAATGGCAACCCTAAAAGACGAAGTAAAACTGGCCATCGTGCAGGCGCTGGCGTGCTACGACACCCCCTCGCAGGTGGCCGAGCTCGTCAAGCTGGAGTTCGGCATCACGATGCCGCGCCAGCAGGTTGCGCTGTACGACCCCACGAAACCGGCGGGGAAGCGCCTGAGCCTGAAACTGGCCGACCTGTTCCACGAAACGCGCAAGGCCTTCCTGAAGGACACGGCCAGCATCCCGGTCGCCCAGCAGGCATACCGGCTGCGGGTGATCCAGAAGGAGGTGGAGCGGGCCCAGAGCCGCGGCAACACCGCCATGGTGGCCCAGCTCCTCGAGCAGGCCGCCAAGGAAAGCGGCGGCGCCTTCACCAACCGGCGCGAGCTGACCGGCGCCGGCGGCGGCCCGATCGCGCAGCACAACGTCACGCCCGAAGAACTCGCCGCGGCGGTGCGCAGTGTCCGCCAGGAGTTTTGACCCGGCGCAGCGACTGGCTGCCATCGGCTGGGCCCGCGAGGACCTCTACGAGTTCTCCCGGTGGATGTTCCTGCAGCGCAAGGGCTTCCGCTGGCAGCGCGCGCGGCACCATGCCATCGTCTGCGAAGCCCTCATGCGGGTCTACCGCGGCGACTGCAAGCGCCTGATCATCAACATCCCGCCCCGGTATTCGAAGACTGAGCTGGCGGTGGTGAACTTCATCGCCTGGTGCTTCGGCAAGGTGCCGGACGCCGAATTCATCCACGCCAGCTATTCCGGGGCGCTGGCCGTGAACAACAGCACCCAGGTGCGCGGGCTGGTCCAGCACGAGGCCTACACCGAGATCTTCCCGGCGCTGCAGCTGGCCAGCGACGCGCAGCACCACTGGAAGACCACTGTCGGCGGCGTGATGTACGCCACCGGTACCGGCGGCACGATCACCGGCTTCGGCGCCGGCAAGCACCGGGACGGGTTCGGCGGCGCCATCATCATCGATGACCCGCACAAGGCCGACGAGGCGCGCTCCGACGTCATCCGCCAGAGCGTGATCGACTGGTTCCAGAATACGCTGGAGAGCCGGAAGAACAGCCCGGACACGCCCATCATTGTGATCATGCAGCGCCTGCACGAGGCCGACTTGGCCGGCTGGCTGCTGGGCGACCGCGGCAAGGACGGCACCGGGCCCGCGGTGGCGGGCGGCAACGGCGAGGTGTGGGAGAACGTCTGCCTGCCGGTGTGGAACGAGGATGGCACTCCCCTGTGGCCGGAGAAGCACGACGCCGACACCCTGCGGAGGATGGAGAAGGCGGCCCCCTACGTGTTCGCCGGCCAGTACCGGCAGCGGCCGGCGCCGCCGGAGGGCGGGGTGATCAAGCCGGACATGCTGCAGGAGGTGGACGCGATTCCGGCCAACGTGGTGGAGTGGTGCCGCGGCTGGGACCTGGGCGCGTCAGCCTCTGGCGACTTCACCGCCGGCGGGAGGGTTGGGCGCCTGGCCGACGGCCGCTACATCATCGCGGGCATGGTGCGCGAGCAGTTCGAGACCAACCAGCGCGACGCGCTGATCCTGACCACCGCGAAGAACGACGGGCGCATGCTGAAGCAGTCGCTGCCGCAGGATCCGGGTCAGGCCGGGAAGTCTCAGGTGCTCGCGTTCGCCAAGCTGCTGGCCGGGCACAACGTGCACTTCAGCCCGGAATCGGGAGACAAGGTCACCCGCGCGACGCCGCTGGCCAGCCAGATCAACGCGGGGAACGTGCTGATCCTGAAGGGTGGGTGGAACGAAGCGTTCAAAGAGGAGTGCCGGATGTTCCCGAACGGTACCTATGACGATCAGGTCGACGCGGCGTCCCGCGCCTTCAACGGGCTGCTGCACCCGGCGGCGGGCATCTTCACCTGACCCACACCACCTCAGGGCGGGAACTTGCGTTGGCCAGGCACGAAGATCCGCCTCAACTCCCCGCCCACCCGTGGGTATCGGGAGTTCATGAATGCGAGGAGCGACGGGTCGATTCGCGGCGAGTCGAACCTGACGTAAACGGAGCTGATCCCCTTGGACTCCTCGGAATAGACCGTGTGGAACAGCAGCAGTGCACCGAAGCTCGTGGCATTCATCGCGTCCGATAGGTAAGCGGACAAGTCGCTTTTGTCTTCGACCCGCCCGTGGCTCACCATGGCTGCCATGACGCTGGTGATTTCCATGGCAAGGATGGTGGTAGGCGTTGCGTAACGAAGGGCGCTTTTCTCGCGGACTTTGGCCTCGATCCGGGCCCGGTAGTCACGCTCGGCGCGATTGGTGTTCGGCCACACGCTACCGCACTCGGCGAAGAGAGTTCCTTGTTCGATTGAAAAATCCGGCCGCTCCTGCAGCTCGAAGGGTACGCTCGCGCGAGCGAAGGACGATGCGAGCCGCGCTTCCATTCTCAGGCCGAAGTAATTGTCGGCCTGGCCGCATTGGTACATCCGAGATTTAAGGCCCGCGAACACTTCCGGGCGTCTAGCACGCACGTCCGCCAAGTGCTTTACGAAGAACCCGAACTGCATCAGCTCGCCCATTGCGAGGGGGGCGTCGCGGTTTCGTGCGTGGTCGCGCACGATCTCGGCGGGGTCAATGGCTTCTCCCGCCGGCGGGACCATCTGACGGTATTGCGCATTGACCTCTAAAAAGAACTCGGCGCCTGGATCCGGTGTGCTCACGGGAAGCATCCTAAACCCACGAGGTGACCTTGCTTTCCTGCGCGCTCCCTAGCATGGGTCCATGACCGTCCTCGTCAACACGACCGACTACGAGATCCGCCGGGCCCGTGAGGAGCTGGCCGGCTCGATGGGCTCTCTGGATGCCAAGCGCCCCACGGCCTGGTGCCAGTACGGCTACCCGACCGAGGTCACCTTCCAGCATCTGCTCACCGCGTACGAGCGTGGCGGGCCTGGCCACGGCGCTGTGCACCGGATCCTGGACAAGTGCTGGCAGGCGCTGCCCCGCATCAAGCAGCCGGAGAAGGACGACGAGACGCCGTGGGAGAAGAAGGTCTCCACGCTGATGAAGGCCATCGGCGCGTGGGCCAAGCTGCGCGACTTCGACCGCCGCAACATGGTCGGCCGGTATGCGGGCCTCATCTACCGCGTGGGCGACGGCAAGACGCTGGACCAGCCTCTGGATCGCGCCCAGCGCCTGGTGGACATCGTCCCGGTCTACGAAGACCAGCTGAAGGTGACAGCCTGGAACGGCGACATCAACAGCGAGGGCTATGGCCAGCCCACCATGTTCCAGTACCGCCGGCGCCGCCCAGGCGCGACGGACACGCAGGGCCAGCCCGACGAGTGGGCGAACGTCCATCCCTCCCGCGTGCAGATCCTGGCCGAGGGCAGCGTCGGCGACTTCTTCGACGGCGTGCCGCTGCTGAAGGCGGGCTTCAACCAGCTGGTGGACCTGGAGAAGATCAGCGGCGGCTCGGCGGAGAGCTACCTGAAGAACAGCGCACGCACGGTGGTGTTCGAATACGACCCTCAGGCGTCGGTGCAGACCATCGGCGAGCAGAACAGCGACGGCACGACCAAGACTGTCCGCGAAGTGCACGAGGAGCAGACCCGCGCCCTCAACCGGAATCAGGATTCCAGCATCGTCATGCAGGGCGGCAAGGCCAACACCCTGCAGACCCAGCAGAGCGACCCGGGCCCGGCCTTCGAGGTGGCGGCGAACCTGTTCGCGGCCAGCGTGCAGATCCCGTTCACCATCCTCTTCGGGCAGCAGACCGGCCGGCTGGCCAGCGATGAAGACAAGGCCGACATGGTCGCGCGCTGCGTCTCGCGCCAGGCCAACGACCTGACGCCGATGCTGGCCCAGTTCATCACCCGCATGCAGGCGGCCGGGATCATCGAAGAGGGCGAGTTCGAGATCGAGTGGCCGCCGCTGGATGCACCGAGCGACGAGCAGAAGTACGGCCTGCTGGACAAGCTGACCTCTGCAATGGAGCGCACCTTCCGCGCCGGCCTCACCGAGCCGCTGTTCGACGCGAACGAGCTGCGCGCCGTCGCGGGATTCGAGCCGCGCGCGGACGATGGCATGCCGCAGGAGGGCGACGATCCGGAAGACGAGGATCCGGGGGCGGACCCCAACGACCCGAAGAAGAAGCCGAAGCCGGGCCGTGCCAAGCCGTAACCCGATCGTCTCGGGGAACATCAAGGACCGCACCGGAGCCGCGGGCATCCTGCGTCGCGCCGGCGCCGAGATCCGCAAGCGCTGGGCGGGCCTGCAGCTGGAGGTGCTCGCCGCCTTCGACCGCATCCCCACCTACGCCCTGAATGAAGCCGAGGTCCTGTACGGCCTGACCCCTCAGCAGATGGAAGCCCTGTCGCTCGAGCTGCGCGCTGCGCTTGAGCGCTGGATCGCGAACGAACGAGATCCGGCGCACGTTGCCTGGTGGGGCGGCTACGTGAAGGAAGCCAGCCAGCTCGGCGCCGCGCAGTCCGTTGCGAATCTGACACAGCTCTCCGAGGTCTATGCGGCCAGCCGCGCGCTGGAGCAGGTGATCTACAGCACGCCTTACAAGAACCGGCTGGCGATGGCTCAGATCAAGTCCATGGACCACTGGACGGGCCTGTCCGCCACGCTGCGCGGCGAGCTGTCGCAGATCATCGGCCGGGCCGTGGTCGACGGGAAGAACCCCAAGGCTGTGCGCACGGAGATCGCGGAACGGCTCGGGGTGAGCAAAGCGAAAGCGCTGCAGTACGCCCAGACGGACATCACCGACACCCTGCGCCAGGCGCGCATCGCGGAGTCGGAATACGCGATGGAGGAACTGGGCATCGGCATCGGGCTGCTGTGGACCTCGGCGCTGATCCCCACCACCCGCTCCTGGCACGCCAGCCGCAACGGCAAGGTCTACACGCAGGACGAGGTGCGCTCCTTCTACGCAAGCGGGGGCAACCGGTACAACTGCCGCTGCGCCGTCACCGAGGCTCTCCTGGACGACGAGGGGAAGCCGATCCTGACGAAGCGCCTGCAGTCGGCCATGGCCAATGAGCGCAAGGCTTGGCAGAGCGTGCACGACCAGAGCTAGAGATTCTCCGGCGCGTCGCCGGCCTGCCGCTTCGCTTCTGCGAGAAGCCGCTCCATCTCCTGTTTCGCCTTGAACTCGGCTTCCTTGCGCAGGTAGAGCCCCATGGTCTTCACCGTCGGATCGTTGTGGTCGATCCGCTTCGGGTCGAGCGGCGGCTCGGGAGGGATGTCCGGCATGGGGTGGGATGGTACTCCGGAGCCTCTCCCTAGCATTTGCCGCATGAGCACCAAACGCGTCAACATCGTCACGGCGGTCAACGCCGCGAACGTGTCCAAAGCCGACGGCCGCTACACCGTGAAGGACGTGGTGCACGCGATCGACGGCATCGTGCTGAACAGCCGGCTCTACACCGGCGAAGAGCTGGTGAAGTCGGTGGCGGGGCTCGAGGGCCGCCCGGCGCCGGCGGGCCACCCCAAGGATTCGAAGGGCCGCCACATCAGCGCCAGCAACGGCGAGGCGCTGTCCGCCGCCTGGATCGGCGCCTACTGCGTCAACTCCCGCTACGAAGGCGGCCGGGCCCTGTGCGACATCGTGATCAACGAGGCGCAGGCCAAGGCGATGCCCGCAGGCGCCAAGGTGCTGGAGCGGCTGGATGCGGCTATCGAGGGCACGAACACCGATCCCATCGGCGTGAGCTCCGGCCTGATGCTGCAGGAGGTCGCGGCCAACGGCGAGAGCCGCGGCAAGAAGTACAGCTGCATCGCCACGAACATGCAGTTCGACCACTTGGCCATCCTGCTGAATGAAGCCCCCGCCGGCACGCCGGAAGAGGGCATCGGCATGTTCGTGAACGCCGCTGGCGACGAGGCTCCCGTCGAGCGCGCCGTCCTGACGCAGCAGCCCGAGGACAAGCGCTACGCCGGCCTCACCGGCTGGATTCGCAAGCTCCTGGGCAATGGCTCCGAGCTGTCCTTCGACCAGATCACCGATGGCCTGCGCGCCCTGATCCCCGATGACGCATGGCCGCGCGAGGTGTTCGAACGCTACTTCGTGTGGGCCGACTACAAGGCCGACAAGCTGTTTCGGCAGGACTACTCCATCGCTTCGGACGGCTCCCTAGCATTGACGAGTCAGCCCGTCGAAGTGCGTCGGGAAGTCACCTACGAACCGGTTTCCACCACCAACGAAAGGGCAGATGCCGTGAAAGACAAGATCCTCGCCGCGCTCAACGCCGCCGGCATCAAGACGGAGGGACTGGACGAAGCCCAGCTCCTGACCGCCTACAACGCGCTGGTGGTCAAGCCGGTGCAGGACCAGCTGGTCGCCGCGAACTCCAAGATCGCGGGCTTCGAAGCCGACCGCACCGCCGCGCAGAACGCCGAGCGCGACGCGCTGGCGACTGAACTGGCCGTGAACAGCACCCTGACGGTCGAAGACCTGAAGCTGTTCCCCATCGAGCGCCTCAAGGAGCTCAAGGCCAACGCCAAGGCCGCCCCCGTCGTGGTGGGCAAGCCGGGCGAGCAGAAGTCGGAATTCGCCGGCTACTCGATCAACGCAACCCTGGAGGCCAAGTAAATCATGGCGAAGCGTGTCTACCTCGGCCCTTCCGGCCGCCAACCGGTCACCGTCTCCGACAAGACGGTGGCCGGCGCCTACCTGCCCGCGACCTTCGTCACCGAAGGCGCGTCCACGCTGACCCAAGCCACGGCACCCACGGGCCTGCTGCGCCTGCTGGCCAACCGTGACTTCTACAGCGAAGGCCACTTCACCACCACGGATCCGCTGCTGACCGCGTACGCCTCCGGCGACACGGGCGTGGCCTACGTGCTGGAGACCGGCCAGGAATACCAGGCGGCTGCCGCGGCTGCCACCTACACCTACGCGCAGGAGCTGACCGTCGGCGCCGCCGGCCGCCTCGTCGCTGCCGCCAGCACCAACGTGGTCGTCGGGTTCGCGAAGGAAGCCGGTGCCAAGTCCGCGGGCGACATGCTCGCGTTCGAAGTCGCCCGCCCGTACGTCAAGGATTAAGGAGGCCACATGCTGAAATTCACTCCCGAGCAAGAGCTGGCCGTCAATGCGGCCCGCGACGGCTTCAACAAGACCCAGGTGGCCATGGCCGTCAACACCGACCTCGTCGGCAACGCGGCCCCCATCCCGCTGGACGCCTGGCGCCGTGTCGACGCGCGCGGCGCGATGATCCAGCGCGACGTGCTGGCGGTGTTCAACCGGCTGGCCGCCGCCAACCAGACGCCGGTGGGCGTGGGCGACCTGGTCAACTTCTACCCGCAGGTCAGCGACTCGGGTGAAGTGGTGGTGACCATGGACGGCCGCCAGTCCGGCCGCGGTGACCAGGCCAACGTCAAGTACGTGGGCACCCCGGTGCCGGTGTTCGGCTCCGACGCCCGCTTCGGCTGGCGCCAGATGGAGACCATCCGCAAGGGCGGCTCCCTCGACACCGACACGATCGCCAACCACCAGCGCAAGGTGGCCGAGCAGCTCGAGGACATGGTCCTGAACGGCAAGTCCAGCATCGTGGTCGGTGGCAACACCATCTACGGCCTGCGCAACTTCCCGGACCGTTCCACCAACACGCACGGCTTCGACCTGAACGGCGCCACCGGTGCGAACTGGCTGGCCGCCTTCCAGAAGCTGGTCAACGCGCTGGTGGGCGACAACGCCTTCGGCCGCGTGACGGTGTTCCTGAACTACGGAGACTGGGTCTACGCCCAGATGAACGAGTTCACCGCCGGCTACCCGAAGACCATCCTGGCCCGCATGCAGGAGATCGCGCAGATCGCCGAGATCGTCCCCGCTTCCAAGGTGCCGGTGAACGACATCCTGGGCGTTGCCGGGCTGCCCACGGGCGACTGGGGCTCGATCCTGCAGGCCATGCCGCTGGTGACCCGCCCGAAGGCGCGCCTGAACACCGAAGACGACTACGTCTTCAACGTGATGGCCATCGCCGCCCCGCAGTTCAAGGCGGACTACGACGGCCGCAGCCAGATCGCGCACATCTCCAAGGCCTGAGCATGAAGCTGACCATCACGAAACTGAAGGCGGCCTGGCCCTCCGGGGCCAAGGTCGGCGACGTGGTCGAACTGCCGGAGGTCCCGGCCTGGGCAGTCGGCAAGTGCGAACCGGCGCCGGACGATGCCGAGGTGACCGCCGTCTTCCCGAAGGTGGAAGAGATTTCCGGCGGCGGCCTGCCCTCCGTGGAGGCGGTGGAGATCCGCATCGAGCAGGCGAACCGCGCGGCGGCCGAAGCCCTGCAGCTGGCTGACGAAGCCCGCACCGCTCTGGCCGACGCCGAGACTGCGCTGACGGCTTCCAAGGCCGAAGGCGACGAGCTGCGGAAGAAGCTCGCCGACGCCGAGGCTGCGCTGACGGCCGCGCAGTCGAAGAAGAAGTGATCACGAGCGCGCAGGCGACCCAGTACCTGGACCAGGTGCTGGGCGTCGGCGTGCCCTCGTTCATCGTGGACGCTGCGGTCACCAAGGTGGCCACCGCAGAAGCGGCGATGGTGGAAGCGGGCTACAGTGAGTCCGACCAGATCCTGATCCAGTCCATGGCGGTGGCCATCATCGCCGCGCCGGGTGATCCCCGCCGCATCAGCTCCCAGGGTGCGCCCTCCGGTGCCTCTCGCAGCTTCAAGAACAGCGAGGGCGCGCTGTCCGCGCTGCGCCGCTCGCTCGCCGCCCTGGACACCGCCGGCACGGTCACCGATCTGATCGGCCCCGATCCGAACGCCGCCACCCTGTTCATGGTGGTGTGACGTGAGCGCCGCGTCGCGCTGGAGCTACACCAGCAAGGCCACCTACTGGCCGAAAATCGGCTTCGATGACTGGACTCGCCAAGTGACCTACGGTGCGCCGGTGGTGATCGACTGCGACTACTCCGAAGAGTCTCTGCGCCTCACCGATGCCGATGGCGTGGAGTTCACGACCCGCCAGATCATTTTCACCGAGGCCTCCGCAATCAAGCAGGGCGACATGCTCGCCATCGGTGTCAGCGAGCTGGCCAGCCCGGCCGCCGCCGGCGCTTCAGAGGTGCGCGCGATCATGCGCAACGCCGACACGTTCGACCAGCTGGCCGACGATTACAAGGTGATGACCGGATCCTCCGCGTCGACGTCGCGGTCCTGAGCGACCATGGCTTCGAAGCGAATCACGAACCATCTGCCGAAGTTCACCGCCTCCATGCAGGCGAAGGCGGCTTCCAGCATGACGAAGGCGCTGATTCTGGGCGCCAGCGAGGCGAGCGTCCTGACGCCGATCGACACCTCCACTCTGCTCAATTCGCAGTTCCGGCACGTGTCAAAGGAAGGCAGCAGGATCCGCGGCACCGTGGGCTACACCGCGGACTATGCGGTGCCCGTGCACGACCCGGCCAACAAGCAGAGATTCCGCCGCGCCACCGCGGAGAAGGAGTTCCTGAAGAAGGGCATCGAGCGGGCCGAGCCGAACATCCGCGCAGTGCTGAAGGGCAGCATCAAGACCTGAGGCGCTCTCCCTAGCATGAGCGCATGACCGCCTCGGACGCTCTGCGCCTCTTTCTGGAACCGCTGCTGCCTGGCTGGCGCCTCCAGTTCGGCAAGTGGACCGACGGCAAGAAATCCGACCGCTATGCCGTGATCCGCCCCGTCGGCGGACTGCCCGCCGAGCTCGTGCGCCGGCCCGAATTCACGCTGATCCTGATCGGGGCCGAGGGTGATGCCACCACGGTGCCGCAGAGCGCAGCGGACACCGTCATCGAAGCCATGCGCCTGGACTCCGGCGAGGTGGTTTCGCTGCAGCCGGGTGAGCCGGTGTTCATGGCCACCGATGACGGTCGGCCGGTCTTTGAAATCGCCATCTCGGCAATTACCAACTGAAGGAGAGAGCTATGGGCGCTCATGTGGGTCGTGACGTACAGGTCGAATTCGCCATCGCCGCGGAAGATGCCACCGAAGGGTCGCTGACCTGGAAGACGCTGGGCATGATGCGCGGCAAGTCCATCAACACCAGCTGGGACACCGCGGACTCCACGGCCGACGATTCTCCGGACTTCACGAAGACGTCGCTGGTGACTTTCAAGAACGTCGAGTTCTCCGGCGACGGCGTGAGCTACGACGATGCGGTCTACAACCAGGAGGAGCTCGAGGCGCACGTGGTAAGCCCCGGCGCCGGCACGGACAACCAGCCGAAGGCGTGGTTCCGCCTGACCTATCCGAGCGGCAAGAAGTACACGGGCCCGTTCCTGATCACCGAGTGGAGCAACGACAGCCCCTACTCGGACACCGCGACCTGGAGCATCACCGCCACGTCCAACGGCGAAGTCACCTTCACCCCGGCCCCGTAAGGAGACGCCATGGCAGCGATCGCATCCATCGAGGGCGCCGTCCAAGGCCCTTTCACCGCCACCGGCACCGTGCTGGGTGCGGACGACACCATCACGTTCGATCCCAAGCGCCGGCAGCTGCTGGTGCTGACAAACACCACGGGCGGGTTGCTGACGGCCACACTGGACGGCGCGGACGGGACCACCGTGGACGTGGGCGGCATCGGCGCCGTGTCCGTGGCGGCCGGCTTGGCCATCGCGGTGGCTGCCGGCGTCAGCAAGGCGGTGGTGCTGTCCACCGTCTCGCACTACTGTCAGGGTGTGGTGCACCTGACTGGCGGGGCGGGGCTGACGGCGCAGCTGATCAACCTCTGAGCCCTGATGCTGGTCGAATGCGGGTTTGTCCGGGCCACGGCGAGCGACGGCAGCGAATGGACCTTCGCTCCGTCGTTCGGTCGCATCGCGACCTTGGGCACCCCGCAGGAGATCGTCAAGGTCTTCGCTGACCTGCACGGCGCGCAGGCGGCGGAGACCGCGGCCTATGTCCTGGCCAGCCTGTGCGAGCAGGAAGACCCGCTCGCGCTGGTGGGATGGCGAGACGAGGAACTGCAGTACCACCCGGGGCTGATGCCGCCCACGGAGCAGGTTCTGATCGCGCGGCACTTGATGCAGCACGGGATCATCGGCAAGGCCAAGCCGAGCAAGGGCGACGGGAAGTACACCGACCGCTTCGACGCCAGCGAGTACGTCAGCGCGGCCCGCGTTCACCTGGGCCTTTCCAGCCAGGATGCCGAGGCGCTCAGCATGACCGAGTTCCAGACCATGCTGGAGATGAAGTTTCCGGAGGCCAACGGCCGCCGCGACGTGCCCAGCCGCGAGGAATACATGGCCTCCATGAAGGCGATCAAGGAGCGCAGCCGTGGCTGAGAAAGTAGGCGAGCTCTACTACGACGTCACCCTGGAAACGGGGAAGATGATCGACGGCCAGCGCGCCGTCGACAAGGAGCTGGGCAAGACGACCGCCTCCCTGGACAAGTTCCAGTTCAAGGTGACAGCCGTGGCCGCCGGCATTGCGATCCTCGCCGCGGCGATGGCCGCCGTGAAGTCCGCGGGCATGGCCGACGAGATGCGGCTGCTCGAGGCGCGGGTGAACGTGGCGGCTGGCAGCATCGAGCGCGGCGCCGAGGCCATGAAGGCGCTGTATGGAATCAGCCAGCGCACCCAGACCAGCATCGAGGCCAACGCCGACGTCTTCACGCGCCTGAACCAGTCGATTCTGCAGATGGGCGGGACTCAGAAGGACACCCTGCGGCTTACCGAGCTGCTCGGCATGGCGATCAAGGTGTCCGGTGCCAACGCTGGCGAAGCGAAGACCGCCATGCTGCAGTTCGGACAGGCGCTCGGGTCTGGCAAGCTGGCCGGCGACGAGCTGCGCTCGCTGCTGGAGACCGCACCCTACCTCATGCGGCAGCTCGCAGACGGCCTCGGTGTGCCCGTGGGTGCCCTGAAGAAGCTGGGCGAGGAAGGCAAGCTGACGGCGGATGTGATCGTCGCGGCCATGGGGAAGGCATCCAGCAAGATTCAGGCGGACTTCGCCACCTTTCCGACCACAGTCGGCGGCGCGATGGACGTGGTCCACGACCAGGTGGAGCGGGCGAACCTCGCATTCGACAACATGACCGGCACCAGCGCGAAGCTGGCCGGCATGGCGCAGGGCCTGGGCACCGTCATCGGCAAGCTGGCAGATCTATTCGGCGAGGCAACCACCGAGTCGGACAAGCTCGGGCGCAGCAAGCAGGTCCAGAACTGGGCGGAGACCACCGCCAGCATCCTCACCTATGTGGTGGATGCAGGCGATGGAGTGGTCCGGGTGTTTCAGCATGCAGGGACCGCTATCGGTGCGATGGCGGCGGCAGCCACAGCCCTCGCCAGCGGCGAGCTCACGCAGGCGAAGAACATCATCAAGGAGCTGGACGCTGACCTGGAATCCCTGTGGGCGAAGCAGCTGGCAGGCGCCACGATCCGGGATCGCATTGCCGCGGGCGGCCTGGCCTCTGTCGGAGGGTCGTCCTCCCCATTGAAGCCACCGGCTGGTGATGGGAAGCCTCCCAAGAAGACGGCCGACGAGAAGTTCGATGATGAGACCTACCTGGCCGAACTGCGCAAGCGATCGGCTTCCGAGATCGAGATCATCAACCAGACCGAGGCCGAGAAGCTGCGCATCGCGAAGAAGACCTTGGACGAAAAGAAGATCAGCGAGGCGACCTATTCGGAAGCCGTGATGCTGATCATCACAGCGGCGGAGCAGGACCGCCAAGAGCTGATGATCAAGACGCAGAAGGACATTGACCGCGAGCGTCTGGAAATGGAGAAGAAGGCCGCCGACGAGCGCAAGCAGCTCGAGGAAAACCGCCTTGCCGCCCGCAAGGACATCGCCTTCGCGGATCCGGTAGAACTGATTCGCATCGAGGAGGAGCAGAAGCTGGCCGTGGTGGCGGCCGCGCAGGCGCTGGACCTGCAGAACGCCCAGCTCTACGAAGACCAGAAACTCGCGATCACGCGGTGGGCGGCCGACGAACGTCAGAAGATCCGCCAGGCGGAAATCGACAAGGAACACCAGATCAACCAGATGGGCCTCTCGGCGATGGCCGACTTCGCGGGGACCATGTACCAGATGCTGGAGAAGGCGGGGAAAGAGCGCACCGCCCTGGGCAAAGCGGCGTTCCTGGCCAGCAAGGCCATCGCCGTCGCCGAGATCATCATGAACACCGAGATCGCTGCGGCGAAGGCTGTGGGTCAGCTGGGCATCTACGGCATCCCGATGTCCACGATCATTAGGGCCGCGGGCTACGCGAGCGCCGGCATGGTGGCTGGCATGGCCATCGGCGAGGTGGCTGGCGGGCGGCAATATGGCGGCCCCGTGTCCTCCGGCAGCCTCTACCGCATCAACGAAACCGGGGCACCAGAGATGTTCACCGGCTCCAACGGCAGCCAATACATGCTGCCCACGAAGTCCGGCAACGTGACGCCGGCCGACCAGGTGGGTGGCAGCGGCGTCGAGTGGAAGATCGTCGTGCAGAACAACATGCCTGGCGCCGCGGTGACGCCTTCCGTTGACCAGCAGTCCCGCACGGTGAACATTGCCGTGGCGGAGGTGGCCAACCAGATCAACACCAACAGCGGGCCAGTCTGGGCTGCGATGCGCGGCTCCACGAACGTCAAAGGCAGGCTGTAGCCCTCCCTAGCATGGGCCGATGCCCGAGGCTTACCCGCTGTCGCTGCGCACGATCGTCCGCGCCTCCAAAAGTCGAACCCAGCCCGCTGCGTTCCGCATGGCAGAACCGCGCCGCGGCTATGGGTACGCGCAGGCCACCGGCACCGACACGCCCGTCTTCTGGGACCTGCAGTTCCGCTTCACGCGCCATGAGGCCGTGCGCTTCAAGCTGTGGTTCGAGACCCTGCTGAATCGGGGCCTCGAAGAGTTCACGCTGCCGATCCGCACGGAGTTCGGCTTGCTGACACACACCTGCCGGTTCCTGCCCGATCGCCTCCTGGACACCAGCGAGGAGGGCGAAACCTTTACCTATTCCGCAACGATCATGACGCGCGCCGAGCTCATCCCCTCGGAGTACTTGGACGCCGCCGACCTGATCCTCAGCCTTCCGCATTGGGAAGGCTGGGCCGAGCTGCTGGATTCCGCCATCGACACGCTGCCGGAGTAAGGAAGCAGCATGCCCACGGCCCGTGAGTTCTGGACCACGAAGTCTCCGCTGCCGGAGTACCACGCGATCACCTTCGACCATCCAGAGTTCGATGCTCCCTTTCGGCTTGTGGCGAATCAGTTTGCCGAGGTGACCTTGGGCGGCGACGTCTACACGCCGGCGCCGATGACGATTTCCCCGCCGGACCAGAAGAGCGACGCCCAGCCGAAGCTCAACCTGGTGTTTCCGCGCCAAGTGGTGGGGCGGCAGTTCAAGCAGCAGTTGAAGCTGATCGCCGTGTCAGGCTCCCGCGCGCCGATCACGGTGACCTACGACGTGTACCTTGGGGTCACGGGTGCGCCCAAGCTGTCATGGATCCTGTATGCCTCGGAGCAGGGCGGTATCCAGTTCTCCACCGACGCGGTGCAGGTGACGGCAACCGACGACAACCCGATGCGCCGCCAGGTCGGTGTGATCTACGACCCTGCCACCTTTACCGGGCTGGAGATCATGCAATGACGCTGGCCAAATTGATGACGCTGGCTGAATTCGCTGCGCGCGCCATGGGCTTCCCCGTCATCCGGTGGCGAAAGTGGTATTCCGACTGGAAGGAGTGCGACTGCTACGGCCTCATCGTGCTCGGGTTCCGTGAGATGCGCGGCATCGACCTGGGCCCGGTCCCCCAGACGGACATCGCGGAGGGGTTCTCTCGCGCGCGCGGCTGGGTCGAGTGTGGCCCGGAAGCCGGCGCCACCTGCTGGATGTCATGGCGCGACGGCAAGCCGACGCACTGCGGCTGGATGCTCGACGCGCAGCGCGTGCTGCATTGCGAGGGATCAGAGGACCGGCCGGGCGGCGTGCGCATCTCTCGCCTGTCCGCGATCGAGCTCATCTACGGCGAGATCAAGTTCTACAGGTACGAGCCATGCTGACCATCCTCTATGACCCGGCAGGCATCGCAGGTAGCGAATCGCACGAGCTGGATTACACGATCAGCCTGCAGGCGAACATCGAGCGGCACATGGAAGGCGGTGCTGGCTGCGAGCTGCGCATCAACGGCCTGGTTGTAGACCCGCTGACGGATCCGCGCATGGACGCATGCCCGAGCATTCTGGATCGGGTGGTAGTAATTCGGCGGCCAGAGGGCCTGGACCCGGTTACTTGGATCGCGATCATCTCCTTCGTGCTCTCCGTTGCCGCCGTTGCGATGATGCCGGGCGTGCCGGACCCCTCGGCCGGGCAGAACGAGAGCCCGAACAACAAGCTGACGGGCCAGTCGAACATCGCGCGCACCTATCAGGCCATTCCGGACGTCTATGGGTACCGCCGTGTCTGGCCCGACCTGATCCAACCGTCGACGGTCGAATATATCGACCACCTGAAGTATGTGACCGAGTGGCTTTGCATCAGCCGCGGCAAAGGGACGCTCACCGACGTGCAGTACGCGGAGACGCCGATCGGCGACATCGAAGGCTCCAGCTATGAGGCCTTCGAGCCGGTGCCTGTGGATGGTTATCCGGAATTCGGCACCACCACGCTGGACGATGTCTACGAGGCTTTCGACAGTCCAGAGGTCAACGGGCAGGAGATTCCTTACCCTACCCCCATGACGACGGTCATCGAGACCGGGGATCTCGAGGCCGTCGTGTTCGAGTACACCTTCACGGCGACGTTCGTTGACGGGCCCGAATTCGCGGAACTGAAAGCCCGCGCCCCTGAGGGCTACGCCCGCATTCAATTCACCCTCGACGGGTTTCCATACCTGGAAGACGTCGAGGTCCTGGGTTACGTGGTGGTCGGCGCCGACGTGACCTTCACCTTCGGCCGCGCAACGCCCTGGATTTCCGGCTACAGCGAGCCGTCCATCGGGTACACGATCACTCCCTACGAGCCAGTGACGCTCGGGCCCTTCACGCTCCCGGTGGATTGCACGCGCCTGTGGTGGAACGTCATCTTCCTTCGCGGCCTGGATGCTTCGGTCGACATCAAGACGGAGTGGTGGCAGGTCGACAGCGGCGGCGTCGAGGTGCCGGGAACGCGGCAGGACCAGACCGACACCTACACGGAAGATACGCTGGACCAGCGCTTCTTCACCGAGAAGGTGACGCCGACGGCCGGGTCCGGACGGTACCGGATGCAGTTCACCAGGTTGACGCCACAGCAGGGCAGCCAGGGCACGGACGTCGCGAAGCTGGAGGAGGTCTACGCCGTCCGGTACCACGCCACCAAGGAGCTCCCGGGCGTCACGGTGCTGCGGGTCACCACGAAGGCGACGCTGTCGGCCACTGGATTCAGCGACCGGAAGTTCAACCTGCGTTGGCAGCGGCATGTGCGGACCCTTGCTGACGACACGCTCACGGCGTCCCGCAACTTCGCGCGCGCTATTGCGCACATCTGGACCATTGCCGGAAACGACATCTCCGGCCTGGACATCACCGCGCTGGCAGGGATCAATACGGAGTTCGGGTCGACTTCGGAGCTCCTGCGGTTCGACGGCAGCTTGGACGACGTGGACATGAGCCTGGGCGAGCGGATGCAGTACGTCGCGAACACGGCCCGCTGCGTGATCTGGCGGGACGGCACGAAGTGGACCGCCACGCGCGACCAGGCGCGAGACATCCCGGAGTTGCAGCTCGATTACCGCAACCTCGCATCCGACGGGGAATCTGGCATCGTCTACGCGGCCCACCTGCCGGCGTCGTTCGACGGCATCGAGCTGGAGTATGTGGACGAGACCACACAGGCGAAAAAGAGCTACATCCGGCTGGACATCAATAGCGGCGCGCCGGTGGTGGGCGCGAGCAGCAACCCCAAGAAGATCAAGCTGCTCGGCTGCACGACCACCTCGCAAGCGGAGAACCGGGCCTACCTCGAAGCAAACCGCCTGCTGTACCAGCGCGTGAGCGTCAAGGACACAGCGCTGGCGGAGGCCAACACCCTGGGCATCGGCTCGCTGGTGCGCTGGATCGACCCCAACGACTTCGCCGGCGACGACGGGTTGCAGGCGGGCGAGGTGATGGCCATCGACGGCCTGACGATCACCACGAGCGAGGAGCTGGACTTCAAGGGCGAAGCCAGTGGGCGGATCCTGTTCACGGGGGAAGACGGGGCTCATCTCGGCACGCCCATCGTCTGCACGCCCGCCGCGGGCGGTTGCACGCTGGCCAGCCTGCCCGCTGGCCTCTACGTTGCCGACACCGATCGCCAGCTGGGGAGCCGGTACGCCTTTGCCGTGGGGCTTACGGTGGCAGAAGTAGAGGCGTCCGGTTTGTACACCGTCGCGGAGGTCCGGCCCGCATCGGTCGGAAAAGTGACCCTTTCCATGGCCAATTACGACGAGCGCATTTACGGCGACGACTGACGCCCGGCGCAGCGGGCTCGCGATCAGGTCTCCCTAGCATGACCGGATGACCTACGGAGCCGACTGATGCCGACCAGCAACCCCGTTCCGAGCTCCGATCCGAGCGACCTGCTGCACAACGCCGGTTTGCTCGACCGGGCCATGAACGCGCCCGGGCTCAGCTTCACGGACCGGCTGGGCAACTCCCGGAAGACGTATTCCGGGTTCGAAAACGAGATGGAAGACCACGTGGCGGACGTGGACGCGTCTCGAGTCGCGGCCCTCGCCAGCATCGCTGCTGACGAGGCGGCCGTGGATGCCTCGCGCGTTTCCGCGCAGGCCGCCATCGCGGCGGATGAAGCCGCAGTAGATGCGGCCCAGGTGGCCGCCGCCGCGTCCATCGCGTTCGATGTGGCCACGGTCGACAACGCGGCAGCGGACGCGATCGCCAACGACATCCCGGCCGCTGTCGCGTCCGTGGGGGCGATCAACAACCGCGGCGCATGGGCGGCGCTCACGCTTTACACCTACATCGACATCGTGCTGGTGTCCGGGACTTGGTACATCTGCGTTGTCCCGCACACCAGCGCCGCGGTGTTCGCGACCGACGAGCCGACGAAGTGGCGGGTGTACCAGGGCGTGACGACGGGCGACTTGTCCGAAGCAGCCGATCCGACGAAGGGCTCCGCGCTGGTGGGATTCCGCCGTACGACCATCCAGAGGGCCGTCGACCAAATCAAGCAGGAGGGCTACAAGGGCGGCGCGATGCTGCGGTTCTGGCGTGCCATGAACACTCTGCTGGCCGGCACGATCACGCAGATCCCGGTCCTGAGCTTCGGCGACTCGGTGGCCGGTTTCCCCTGGTCCGGCCTTGCCACGCAACTGATTAACACCGTAGGCCAGGCTGGCTGCGCTCTCGGTTTCGCCAGCACTGCCGCCAGCAACCCTACCCAGATCCTCACCGGCGGGGCCGCGCAGAACAACGGCTCCACTGTCCCCTACGACTACACCTACTGGCCGACCGGCATCCACACCAGCATTCCGGCGGCGGGCACGGCCACCTTCCTGGTGGGCGGCGCCGTCTTCACCGGCACGAAGTTCGCCATCTACTACGCCAAGCGCCCCGGTGGGGGCACGATGACGATCGACCTGCTGGATGCTTCGAACGTCGTGCAGGCGACGTCCGGTGTCATCGACACGAGCAACGCGACCACCGACTACGGGAAGTACGAGTTCACGGTCACGGCGGCGGCGCGAAAGATGAAGGTGACCTGCAACAGCGGCACCGTCATCGTGGTGGGCAGCAAGTTCCTGCACGATGGCCGCTCCGGCATCGTGTTCGCGGGTATCAACCGCGGCGGCCTCGGCTTGTCCGACGCCAACAGCGCTGCGGCGGCCATCTGGAAGGGTTGTATCGCCGACCTGCAGCCGGTCTTTGCCACGTACATGGCGCGGGAATCGGAGTCGACGGTGTACGGCGACCTGACCACCTTCCTCACCGCCTACAACGCGGCCTACGCGAGCACCGACTGGCTGCTCTTCGGCTGCTATGCGTTCGGCAGCGGAAGCGCTGACGATGGCTTGGCGCAGAACGATCAGCCCTCCTTCAAGGAAAGCATGGAGGTCAAGCGGGTGGCCGAGGCGTTCCGCTACCCGTTCTTCGACCTCTACAGCCTCTTCCGAGGGCCAGCCATCACAAAGGGCGACCCGTCCAACGTGCACCTGGATACCCTGGACGCGCAGTTTCTCAGCGACACGTTCATCCAGGAGTACGGCTTCAACGAGCTGGTGGCGGGGAAGAAGTTCACGAAGGAGGGCTGGGCGCAGTCGTTCTACCGCACGCCGAAGTACGTCGTCAGCGGCGGCAATCCTTACGACACGCCCAACCTCGACATCACGGCTTCCGGCACGCGCGACGTGCTGGTGAATCTGGACCGAACGCTGACCCTCTACGGGAACGCGTACACCGGTCCGGCGGTCCAGATGTGGAAGGTCGAGGGCGCCGCCACCGTGCCCGGGATGATGTACCACGGGTACTACAGCGCCAACTCGAAGCGGAATGTCTCCGACTACGCGAGCAACGGGGACTGGGCCCTGGTCGTGGATAGCAGCGGAAACCTGTACCTGCGAGCCATGATCGCCGGCGCACTCCGTCAGGTGCACCTTTTCATGGGCGACCCTGGCGTCGACGGCAGCGGCAACATCGACAACAGCAAGGGCTCCGGCCTGCGCGCCAAGCTGTTCGGGTCCGCGGACACGGGCTTCACCAGCTCCGCCGAGTACCGCTCGGAGGAGATCCACCTCGCGCGCCATGCGAACACGAACGAGCTGCTGATCAACTTCCTGGCCACGGGTGGTTCGTTCCGCAGCGCCAGGCCGATCCCCACGAACGGGTCGGCTCAGAAGTCGTTCGCGACGGTTGCATCGGGCGCCGTCACCGGAGCGACCAACTTCGACGCAGGCACCTCCGCCGACCTGTATCGCACCACGAATGCGTCCGCCGACTGGACGCTGAACTTCCGCTGGTCCAGCACCGTCAGCCTGGACACCGCGATGGCGGACGGCGATCAGCTGCGGTTGATCCATCGGGTCACCCAAGGCGCAACCGCGCGGCGACCGACCGCCTGGTCCATCGATGGCGTCGCCGTCACGCCGAAGTGGGAAGGCGGATCGGCCCCGGCGGCTGGAAACGCGAACAGCGTCGACGTCTACGAATACGTGATCACCAAGACGGGCGCGGCCACTTTCGTGGTCTTCGCCTCGCAAAAACGCTTCGCCTAAAGCTGGCTGTCGGACGAAAGGACCTCGCCCATGCCCGAACCCACTACCACCAGCGGCTTCGCCGGAGCCTGGCTCATCGCCGTCGGCGTCAGCCTCGTCGGCAGCCAGTGGGGTCCCATGGCCACCATCGGCGTGGCTGCCCTTGTCGGTGCGTACATCGGTCTCGGTGAGGTGGAGACCGCTGGCGGCCGCCTCGACGGGGCGCGGTACCTGTTCAAGTACACGCTACTGGCCGCCTTCAGTGCCGGGACGATCAGCTTCTTGATCGAGCGCTACACCACCGTGCCGGCGCGGGAGATCCTGATCCTCGTCGCCCTCGCAATCGGCTGGATCGGAGGTCGCTGGAAGCACCTGATCAACGCCGCAGTGGCCGCTGGCGCAGCGCTGTTTGGCTGGCTCGGCCGGCGCGGAGGAGGCCAATGATGGTCGACCTGATCATCTGGGAGGGACTACTGGCAGCGTTGGGGTACTCCTTGTTCTGCCGGTCCACCTACACCAGCAAGCGCAACACCCGGCGCGACATCCGATGGTCTTTCGCCTTCCTGGGCGCGATCACCATCGTCGCCGCCGTCGCGCCGCTGTTCGGGTATGACCCGGACGCCTTGACCATCCTGCTGGTGGCCGCCATGACCATCGTGCAGCTGGTGACCGCGTTCCATTGGCGCCGCGGCGTGCCGCAGGCCTTCTGGAGCGAGCGGTGATCTCCGAAGCCGACTGGCTGCGGATCCTGCAGGCCATGGGCGTGCGCCCGGCCACGGCCGTGAAGTGGAACGCCACCTTCGCCGACGAGGTGCAGCCCGGCAAGTTCAGCGCCGGGGAGGCCGACCTGGTCGACTGGCTGCCCCAGATCCTGCACGAGAGCGCGATGCTCGAAAGGCTCGAGGAGGGGCTGTCGTACAACCCGGAGCGCATCTGCGCCGTGTGGCCCTCGCGCTTTCCCACGCTGGCCAGCGCGGTTCCATATTCGCACTCGCCTCAGAAGCTGGCCAACAAGGTCTACGGCGGCCGCATGGGCAACCGCGAGCCGGACGACGGCTGGAAGTACCGCGGCCGCTGTCCGATCATGGCCACCGGCTTGGACGCCTACCTGCTGCTGTCCCGCATCTGCGGCCAAGACTTCGACGTCCTACCCGAGCTGCTGCTGCAGCCCCACTTCGGCATCCAGGCCGCGCTCATGTGGTGGGAAGACCGAGTGCCGGACTCGATGCTGTCGGACCAGGTGAAGCTGCGCCGGCGCGTCAACGGCGGCTCCGTTGGGCTCGCGCACTGCCAGTCCCTCGCGACACGCTGCCGGGAGGCCTTCGCTTGAACGAATCGGCGCCGATGTGCGGCACGTGCCAGCACAAGCCATCCGAATTCTGGCAGTGCAGCCACCCTGACTGCCCGAATCGCCGGCCCGTCACCGCCGACGCGCCAGCACAGCTCGAGGATGGCCGCGTGCCTCCTCGGATCAACGACAACCACTGAAGGACGAGAGATGACCGAACGAACGATGCGCGCCAAGATGGCTGTGGGAATGGTGCAGCAGCACCGTTCCACCTACGACCAGGCGACCGGGAAGAACGACGGCCCCGAGCGCGTCGCCGGCGAGACTCTGACCATGCACGCCGTCGCGGCGGCGAAATACGACGCCAGCGGGCTGGACGAGGACAACACCTTCGCCAAGATGAGCCCCGGCGCATCGCTGTCCATCAACATCGCCAACCCAGCCCTGTTCGGCAAGTTCCACGTGGGCCAGCGTTTCTACGTGGACTTCACCGAAGCGCCGGACAGCCCGGTGAAGGTGACGTGAGCCTCACCGCGCGCATCCTGATCTGGCTGGCCATCGCGGCCGCGGCCGTCGGCCTGGTCGCCGGAACCATGTGGGCCTACGAGCAGTGGCGCGGCAGCGTACTGGCTGAAGGCGATGCCCGCGGAGCCGCCCGCGTGCAGGCCGGTTGGGATGAGGAGCGCGCGCTGCTGCAGCTGCAGGCCAACGAAGACGCGCGGCGCAATGCCGCGGAGACCGAACGGCGCCTGAAGGCGCAGGAAAGGAACCAACGTGCCCAAGACGTCCAACTGGCCAAGGCGCGCGACGATGCTGCTCGCGCTGCCGCAGCTGCTGACCGCCTGCAGCTCCGCGCCGCCGCGTACCTCGATGCCGCCGGTTGCGGCGCCCTTGCCGGCGATCCCGCCCTTGAGTGCGTCCGCAAGGCAGCCGCCGCGATCGGAGACGCACTCGCTCGAAGTGGGGCGATCGCTCGACGAGCTGCTGCCGACGCCGACGAAGCCCGCAGCCGCGGCCTCAAGTGCGAGGCCGATTACGACGCGCTCACCCTGAAGGCGACGCCACCCTGATTCCGCAGCCTAACGGCGCGGTTGCCCGGTCGGGCGGTCTTTCAAGTTTCCCGCCCGACTGTTGAAGCCCCCGCGACGGGAAGGCCGCGGGGGTTTTTTTGTTCCCGCCCGCGCACGAAGGCGGAGCGCGCGCGATTTGTTGGCCGGTCCACCAGGAGCGTGATCAGTATCGAGCCGCCGTAGGCCACCGCAAGGGCCGCGGCGACGTAGGGCAGGCGCTCCGCGGCGGGCAGCTTCGGAATCCAGGGGAAGGCCTTCGCCATGGCCACCAGCGGTATGACGTGGAACAGGTACAGCGAGAAGGACCAGTCCGAGAGCAGGGCGTCGCGGCGGTCTGCCGGCACAGTCACCGTGTGCAGCGCGAAGGGAACAGCGGCTAGCGCCAGGGCTACATTCAGATGCTCATTGAAGGCGAAGGCCGCGGCGCGCGCAGTGCCGCCGAACAGCACCGGCCGCAGGGCGGGCACCAGCGCGAACACGCCCAGGAGCAGGACCGCAGCCGTCGCCGACGCGATGGCCAGCCGTCGACCGGGCAGGGCGCGCCACCGGGCCGCCACCATGCCGATCACGAAGAACGGCAGCAGGGTCAGCATCGAGCGCATGCCGAAGGTGATGGCCGCGGTCAGGCTCACCACACCGACCGCCCCGATCGTCGCCGCCGGCGCGCGCCGCAGCCCGATGCACAGCAACGGCGCCAGCAGGTAGAACTGCATCTCGAAGTCGAGCGACCAGGCCGGGTACAGCGGCTGGTATGTTGCGGTCGCATAGCCGACCAAGAAGATGCTCGGGGTCAGGTCGGCCAGCGACGCCGGCAGCGGCCGCCACACCAGCATGCCCAGGGAGCAGACGATGAAGACGGGCCACAGCCTCCAGTACCTGGAGGCCACGAAAGTGACGTAGGGCGAGGCCGTCTTGCTGTACTTCGCCTCCCACATTTGGGTGATCCAATACCCGCTGAGGATGAAGAACAGGTAGACGGCCGCGTGGCCGATGGCGAAGCTGCTGAAGTGGTGCACGACCACCGCGCTCGCCAACAGGAACCGGAACGCACCGGGCTTCATCCCGGCAGCCAGTCGTATCGCACCAGCATGCGCGCGCCGCACGCGGTGCAGCGGAAGAGGCGGCGGTTGCGAAAAAACCGCATCCACCAGGATCGATGTATCCGCTCAAGGTGGCGCGCGCCACACTTGCAGTGTGTGAACCTCATACTGCCTCTCCGTCCCTTAGCGGGATCGTAGCAGGCTCAGCGGTGGCGGACGATCTGCGCCTGCCGGCGGCGCCAGCGCAGCGCGCGCTCGCGCAGCTTCATCCGGCAGCATTGAAGGCCAGCCCAGGCGAGGGGTTCACGGTGCATGGCAGTATCGTGCACACAAGCACCGCAACCTGCTGTGACGCCAGTCACTTCAATTTGCCTTATCCTTTGCGGCCCGAAGGTCGGCCAAGGCTTGGGCTTGCTGCTCCTCGGTTCCACCAATCGCGACGTCTTCCCAGGTGCCGTCTGGCTTATACAAGCGCAGCGCGGCGCAAAAATCTTCGCCGCGCTCGGCCCGGGCCAGCAGCTCCTCGAGCTTGTCGACCATGTCTTCCTTGCCCCACGCGGCTTCGTATTTCGGCATTGGCGCGTTATACATTGCGAGCCTGATCGTCCGCTTGTTGTTGAGTGATGATCTCCATCGGGAGCGGCGGCATGCCGAACATGCCCTCAGCTTGTCGGCTAAGAGGCTCGAGCATGGCTGGAGCTAATGGCGGCAAGGGCCAGCGGCTGCTCAACGCGTTCGGCCACAGGCGCAGGGTGGGGAGTGCGTCGAGGCGCGCGACAGTTTCTGGCAACTCGACACTGGAATCTCCTTCCGAGACGCCGACGACGAAGATGGCCAAGTGCCCGTAATAGAAAGTCGTGACGTGCGCCAGGACGGTCCGCAACGGCAGCGCCAACCGCACGTGTCGAGATACGCAGCTGAGCACCATCGGCAAGCTCGCTGCCCATGCGAACGTGCCCGGCGGAGGCTGCAGCCGATCCCGTATGTGATGGTAGTGATCCTCGGGAATGAACCTCATTCCCGGGTCCATCAGGGCACGCATCGCGGCGGTTTTCGCCGCCCAAAGACCAAGGGCCTCCGAATCCGATTTAGAGATGAGCGCTGGCGTACCGGTGAGCATCGCGCCTAGCAGTTGTTCCACCGGCCTCTCGACGGAGCGCACCAACCATCCCTCGTTGCACGGCTTGCACACGTGCCGCACGACCATGTTGAAGGCGGCGTTCGGCGATCGGTCCACGTGCTCCCTGGTCCGAAACTTTCCGTCGCTCGGGTCTAGGAACTGTTGTTGGGTTTGGTGGGGCTTTTCGATGTGGGGCAGGTGCTTGCGAAGCGCGCTCCGGACCACGTGCTCCTTGCTCATCTTCACCTCGGGCGGCTTCCTGCCGCAGAACGCGCACGCGCGGCCGCTCGATGCTTCACCGGCTTGCGCCCGGGTCAAAAACCTCCTCCCTCACGCTGAAGCATTTCCAGCACGATCTCGCGCGCGCGCGCCGGCGTCGGAGCGCACAGCCACGCTTGCCGGAAGTCCGGCTGACCGCGCTCGCCGGGCTCGATGCCCCCATACAGCCGCACACCGTCGTTCTCTCTCTCCAGCCGGGCGTGCAGCAGCCTGGGAAGGAGCTCGCGGTCCATGGTTGAAGTGAAGAGGCAGCAGTGCCACGCCGGCGCGGTGTAGCGGTCCATGGCCAGGAGAAGGCCGGGGGGCGGCTCCGTCTTCAATAGCTGGGCTGCTGGGATGCGCATGCCGCGCCGGCGGAGCACTACGACCGTGGACTGCAGGGCGGCTTCGCACATGGCCTCACGGTCGCGCAGCGATCCGGGAGTCATCTGGCCGGGCTGATACCACCCGGTGGCGATGCCGAACGACGGTGCCAGGGGGCTCACCGCGCCGGTTGCAGCGGCGGGAAGGTGGAGGCGTTCCATGTGGAACTGAATTCCCACGATGGGAATTTCGTGCTGTACGGGCTACCAGCCAACCGGTCTGGAACCCGCATGGATACTGGGGTGGCTGATGGGACTCGAACCCACGACAACAGGAATCACAATCCTGTTGACCGACTCTAGCGCTGGTGCGGGCTGGCGGCGAGTTCGTGGGAACGAATGCCCGAAAAAGAAGCACGCATTTGCGTGCTTTGCCGAGGATCGTTCCCGCGGCTAGAGGCTCTTCCGGCGCACCTCGCGGCTGCGTTCGTACACACGGGCGGTGGTCGCCGGATCCGCGTGCATCTCCGGCAGCTGGCCGAACTTCAGCTTGTAGTAGGTCGTGTAGTGGGCGCGCAGGTCGTGGAAGGTGAACCGCTCGGTGATCACGCCCGCCTTGACGCCGCCCTTCACCAGGCGGTTCCACATGCCCTTGAAGCCGGAGTCGGTGTAGACGTTGCCGGTGCGCGGCGCACGAAACACCGGCCCCATCGCGTTGTATCCGGCGGCCGCCTTCATGCGGTCCAGCACCACCTGCAGGGCCTCGCTGACGCCCACCAGCTCGCGCTTCGCCTGCCCGCGGCGGCCCTTGGCGCGTTGGAGCCGGACCACCTCCTCGTCCACCTGCGGCCAGTGGAGGGTGCGGAACTCGGCACGCCGGTTGCCCGTCAGGGCGGCGAACTCGGCCATGGAGACCAGCACGACGGCACTTTTACCCTGTTGCAGCGCCCAGTCGATGAACGGCTGAAGCTCGGTTATTTCCACCAGCCTGGTGCGCGGCTGTTCCGGGTTTCGCCGAACCTCCCGGCAGGGATTGCGCTCGATGTCGCCCCGCTCCACGGCCAGGTTGAACAGGTTGGAGAGCAGCGCCACTTCGCGGTTCGCGCGCACCGGCGCGTCGGCGCGGTACACGCGCAGGTAGCGGGCCACGTCCGCGGGCTTGATCGTTGTGACAATGCCGCCCTCCCAGACCTCGGCCAGCTTCGTCCAGGCCTGCTGGTAGGAGGTCTTCGTTTCCTTGGCCAGGCGCTTCCACCCGGGGCTTTCCTGATACAGGCGCCACAGCTGGCCGACCGTGCCCTGGTCGCCGCTGCGCCCGTTCATGTCCAGCACGGCGCGGATGGCGGCGATCTTATCGGTGCCCAAGCTGACCGGCTTCGCGCCCACAGGGTGGTACCGGTAGGTGGTCAGCCCGTCCTTGCGCGGCCGGGCCTCCATGCGGGGGAGCAAGCCGGTGGCGCTGGCGCGGTCGCGGGGGCGGATCATGCTTGCTTGTTCCAGGTGAGGCCGTTCGCGGCCGGCTTGCCATTCATCGTAGACCCGGACAGGGCGGCCTCCATCGCCGCCCGGCCGACCTGCAGGGTGCCGTCCGGCCGGCGTTGGTAGGGCACCTTCCAGCCGTCCAGCACGCGCGCCTGCGCCGCCGGGTACTTCCTGCGGGTGGCGTCGGCCACCTCCGCGTCGCTCAGCCACAGGTTCATGTGCGCTGCTCCCCAGGAAAGCCGTCGTGCTGCGCGCCATCCAGCAGGCGGCCGGCGGCCTTCTTGCCAACCTTGAAGGTGTGCATAGCGCCGGTGCCCTGCAGGAAGGCCATCGGCTCCGTGACCTGGTGCAGGCTGCCGTCGACGTGGATGATCCCCTCGGGCACGGTGCAGGTCCTGCCGTAGCTGTCGTCCAGGGCGGCCTGGTCTTCGTGCAGCTTTGCCTTCACCCTGGAGCGGTACAACCGGTCCGTGAACTCGCTGGCATGCTGATTGATCGGTAGCCACTCTCCCCATTGCTTCCACAGGAACGGCACGCCGGCGGCCGCGCACTGGTCGCGCAGGCTGCGGGCCCAGTCCGGGTGCATCGGGCGGGCGCCGCGGCCGCTCTCGCCGCCGCAGATCACCCAGTCGACGCCATTGCGCCCGCCCGTGCCCCACAGCCACCCGTCATCGATGATCGGGCCGAGCATCGGCTCTACGCTCAGGAATCGAACTGCGGCTGGTGTCGCGTCAAGCTTCGGCAGGTCGCGGTCGAACTCCTCCTGGTTGACCACGGTGGCGCCCAGCCACAGGTTCTCCGGTGGCCGGTATTCGTCGTTCGCGGTGAGCAGCAGCCCGTCGTGCATGGAGGCGTCGGACAGCATGCGGCGCGCGTTGCCGATCCTCTTCGTGAGGATCAGCCAGGTGAGGTGAGGCGTGCGCGCGATCAGGCTCAGGAAACGCTGACGCCAGGCGAGCGGCACCTCGTTGTCGAACGGATCGCAGACGCTGGGGAAGACCTTCAGCTGGCGTCCGGCCTTGGCGGCCGCCTTGTTCCAGCGCACCGGCTTTTCCCAGTGGTCTTCGCTGAACTGGCGCCGCGGCGCGCCGGGGCCCCAGTTCTCCGCCTTTCGCAGCCAGCGGTTCATTCCCTCGGCATAGCAGTGGTCGCATCCCGGGCCCACCTTCGTGCAGCCTTCCCACGGCGACCAAGTGTGGTCCGTCCATTCGATGGGGGAGTTCTCAGCCATCAGCTGAGCTCCTTGAATGCGTCGGCGCGCGCGGCATTCAGCTCCGCCATCTTGTTGAGGTCGCCGCCGCGGTCGGGGTGGTATGCGCTGGCCAGGCGCCGGTAGACGTCGTTCAGGTCTGCGCGCGTGCGCACGCCGGTACCGAAGACGTCGCGCCAGTTCTTCTTCGCTGGTGGCGGCGGCGCGGGAGGGGCGCCGTGCGCGGCGGCCGACGGGAGTGGCAGCGCCGTGAAGCCGGTGAACGCCGCCTCCAGCATGTCGCCGGTGCCCCAGCGCGCGATGCCGCGCAATGCTTCGACCGTCTTGGCGATCGCCTGCATGTTGTGCTCGATCTTCTGCCAGCGGTCGCAGGCGAACGACATCGAGCGCTTCTTGTAGACGAAGTAGACGGCGACGCCCGGATCCTCCGGCTGGCGCTGGCCAGCAAGCGGTAGGCCGTCGCGGCGCAGGGCGATGTTCGTGCTGATGACCAGGTTCACGCCCGACGAAACCCAATGGCGGCTGCCGTTGCCGACCAGCAGCTCGATCTCCCGCACGATGTTGTCTCGCGCCCGCGCAAAGGTGACATCGAACTTGGCGCCTTCGCGCCTCCAGTAGTCGGTGCGGGGCCGGCCTGGCGGCCAGTGCAGGGGGTAGGCGTCGGCGCTCATGCGCTCCTCCGAAATTCGATGACCCACACCCACGGATTGGCCGCCCAGCTCGCCGCTCCGTTCAGGCTGGTCCAGATGTGCATGTAGTGCTCGCGCGGGGTGGCGCTGTAGACGTAGCCCGGGATGGAGCCGTGCCCGCCGGTGCAGCCCTCGGCCCGGCAGTCAGCCTCGCTGATCTCCTGCAGCCGCTCGACGCGCAAGCCGGTGACTTCCAGCACCAGGCGACAGGCCTTGCGGGGCATGTGGATGCTGGGGCGGCGCTTGAAGCCCCACGCCTTGAAGTCGGCGGCCTCCTGCGGAAGGATGCCGTCCGCGTCGTAGTAGTAGGGCGCCCAGGTGTCCGCGCCTTCGCGCATCATCTTCGGCGTGCGCTCCGGGCGCTCCCAGCCGTTCTCGCGCACCCAGAGGCGGTCCCCGGGAAAGACCCACGGGTACAGCCGCTCCATGATGGTCGGGTCGCAGTCGCCCGGCTTCCAGCCGCGGTTCCGCTCACGCACCGGCGCGTTGACGTAGGCGTGCAGGTAGTGCCCAGGGTTACCGGCCGGCGACGGGCCCGGATCGGCGTACGTGCGCGGATCGTCCAGCAGCAGTTCGGACGCCTTCATGTTCCCGCGGCTGTTGTGATCCGTGATCGTGCGGCGGGTCTGCGTCTTCGTGCCTGCGAGCAGCGCGCGCACCATTGGGCCGGAGAACAGGATCGGACGTTCCGTCATACTTGCGCTCCGAGGAGGTGCAGCTCATGGCGCAGCCGGTCTTTGTCGAAGAAGGCGAGTTCTTCATGTGGTGCTTTGCCGAGCCCGAAGCCGATGGCACATGGAGTGCGTCGGTAACGTTCGAGAGGCGTGCCGATTTCGCGAAGGGGGAAATCCACATCAAGGGCATCCGCCACCTGCTGGACGACTCCTTCCAGAGCGAGAAGGAAGGGCTCGATGCCGCCAAGAACTACGCGTTCCATATGGCGAACCACGCCGCGGACGACATTGGGCTTTAGGTGCGCGAACAGCACACCGCAGCCGAGATCCGCGCCGAAGTGAAGCGCCTTTTCAATCCGCATGGGGCGCTCAAGAACCGCGTGCCGCAGCCTTACTTCGTTGACCAGCCGCCCAGCGACGGCCCGAACTGGGGAATGCCACTGCTGAAAACGCGCGACCGCGGAATTCAGACAGTGTTCGTGATGGCGGTGCAGGAGGTGCGCAGCCGGTGGGACTTGAAGGAGTAGCCGATGGCGAACTTGCCCGAGTACTGCTTGTTCTGGGTCCAGGCATGGTGCATGCCCCGATCGGACTGGGCGAGCTGGGTTCAGGCGGTCGGATCGATTCTCGCCATCTTGGGGGCGATTGGTATCGCGATGTGGCAGCGACACCGGGACCACGCTGACGCAGCGCAGCGGGCCCGAGTGCGCGCACAGCTGGCCAGCACGAGCCTCCGACTCAAGCTTCAGCCCACCTTGTCGCTGCTCGCCAACGTGGAAAGGGATGTACGCGGCCACGTGCTGAACGGCGCAACATTTCACAAGCAGGGCGCCGGCGAGGCCATGCTTAACATGCCCTACCCGGACGACAACGAGCTGCAGGCCATCCTCGAGTTCGACCCGCAAACGGCGCAGCTTTTGATGCAGGGCCGACTTGCCGCCCTGCACGCCGGAGAGACGCTCAGGGTTTCCTCGATGACGCGCGAGCAATGGACCCAGCTGATTGACTTGCTCGGTTCGGCGCAACAGGTGCTGAGCGACGCAGTCGCGCGGTTGGTGCGACTCGGGCCCGGTACTGTGACGTAGCAGTATCACGCCGCGCCGCCTTTCGGCATTTCGGCCCAATGCGTGACGATGCCCGGCTCGAGCTCGAAGGCCGTCACGTCGCGCCAGATGGGCGAGCCGTCCCCGCGCTGGCCGTCCAGGAAGCCTTCGCAGGTTCCCGGCTCGTCGCCCGCCACGGTGAGCAGCACGTTCAGCTCGGCGTCGGGTAGGCCATCGGCCACCGGGCACCAGGTGATAGTCTCGGTCAGCATGCGGCCCCCCTAATCGGGCTAACCCATTTGGGGGAGACGAGGGGTTTCACCGGGAGCACGCCGCCTTCGCGCTGCACACGATCGCAGGTCCTAACAAGGGGAGACAACCCATGGACCAGTACCAGCTGTACAAGGGAAACGACAAGCAGTGGTGGTGGCGTTTCATCACCGCCAACGGTGAAGAGATCTTCCGCAGCACGGACGGATACGTGAACCGAGCCGATGCGGTTCACGCGATCAACATCGCCCGTAAATCCTCTGGCGCGCAGTGCATCGAGCAGCATGCGGACGGCAAGTGGTACACGTTCACGCCCTGACGTGAGGAGGGTTTCGCCGAGCATCACGCGTCCTCCGCGCTGAAAAGCAGCGGCTGCACAGCGCCGTTCTGGTAGACCGTCTCCATCACGGTGTTGGCGGTCGGCTCATCGCCCTCCCAGCCGTCCGGCCAGGTCTCCGCCGCGATCAGCTCGCGGATGCGGGCTTGCTCGGCGGCGCTCAGGAGCGAGATCTCTGGCCGGCCTTGGGACCGCGCCGCGGCGTTTATGTCGTTCTGAATGGTCAGGATCCGGTCCAGGCCCATGAGCCGGGCCTCGAACGTGAGCGGACCCATGCGCTGCGGGTTCTTCGCGATGGTTCCGTCCTTCAGGCGTTCGGCGCCGGCCTTCTTCAGGCGGTGTTGCGGCTCGCGTAGCTCGCGCCACAGCGGCTTGATTCCCTTCAGCGGTGCCAGGTAGGCCCACGCCGGCACCTTCAGCACGCCGTCCAGCGCCTTGTCCTCTGCGGCCAGCGGGCAGCCGATGCAGCCCGTGCGCGCGTTGATCTCCTCGGCCTCGTCGCCGCCATACGCATCGGCGATCATGGCGGTCGACCAGTCGCCGAACTCCTCCTGCGGCGCCCAGTGCTTCAGCCACTCCCACACGTGGCACACCCGCCAGTGAAGCAGCGGCGCCAAGGTGGCCAGGCGACCGCGTAGCCCCTTCGCGTTCGGCAGGACCTGCTGGTACCAGCCTTGCCCGCACTCGGCACCATCCTTGCCGCAGGACATCTCGATGCGCTGGTCCCGGATGGCGCTCTCGCCCTGCCGTACGCCGGTGATCATCAGGAAGTTGCCTTCGAAGTCGCCGAGGCGTGCTTCGATCGCGGCCTGCATCGGGTCGATCTTGATCTGCCGCGTGCACCAGCGCAGCGTATTGTTGTTCGGTGGCGGCACGCCGCGGCCGAGGATGTAGACCATGAACCGCTTGTCCATGGGAGCGGTCACCACCTCGATGCGGATGCCGCGCTCGCTCAGCTCGTCCATGATCTGTTCGGCGGCGATGGCCAGCGGCGTCAGCTCCTGACGGGTGTCCGCATAGAACACGGTCAGGCTGCGGGGCGCCTTGATTTTGCCGCTGGTGATCAGCCAGCAGATCAGCGTCAGGGTGGCGCTGGAATCCTTCCCGCCTGACCAGGCGATGCCCCAATCCGGATGATCCGGGCCGTAGGCCTGCAGTGACTGGATGGTGAGCTCGATGCTCTCCGTCATCTGCAGGCGGCGGCCGCCGTCGAAGAAGGAAGTCTGCGCGCGCAGGTCGGCCATCAGGCAGCCTCCTGGATCGAGTTGATCACGTCGCGGGCCACCGGGGGCACCACGGCATTGCCCAGCATGTGCATGGCGTCCTTCTGCCGCTCCGGCAGCTGGTAGTTGTCCGGGAAGCCCATGGCGCGCCGGCACTCGGCCACGCTCAGCATGCGCATGCGATCGCCATCGATGACAGCCCAGCGGTCCCGGGTGGTGATCGTCCCGACCGGCCGATGCAGCCCGCGGCCGCCGCGCTCGTTGCCGTAGTAGGCGGTGAGGAAGCGGTGACCGCACTGGCGGCGGCCCTCGGCGATGCGGGCGAGCGTTGCGAGGCTCCGGCCGGGCCGGTCGACGTCGGCCCAGCGGCCCGCGCCGAAGTCCACGAAGGCGCCAGCTCCGACGTGTTCGCGTTGCGGCAGCTGCAGTTCGATGGGGTGCTTCGAACGCGTGCCGACGATGAACAGGCGGCGCCGATGCTGCGGCACGCCATGATCGGCGGCGTCCAGCACCATCGGCGCCAGTGCGTAGCCGAGGGCGTGCATCGCGGCGCACCAGGCGGGGAAAAGCACCCAGCGGCTGTACTCCGGCAGGTTCTCCACCAGCACCACCGGCGGGCGATGGCATTCCGCGGCGCTGACCACGGCCCACGCGGTGGACCGCTGGGCGTCATGGTGCGGCCGCTCCTTGCCGCGGGCCCGGCTGTGGCCTTGGCAGGCCGGCGAGGCCATCAGCAGGTCGTGCGCCGGCACCGCGGTCCAATCCGCCTGCTGCAGGTCCTGGCAGACGTGCAGGGTGTCCGGGTGGTTGTTCGCGTGCACCTGCACGGCGGCGGGCCAGTGGTTCGCGGCCCAGACCACCTGGCAGCCAGCCATGGCGGCGCCCGTGCTGAAACCACCGGCGCCGGCGAAGAGGTCGATCGCGCGCATCAGGCGGCCACCTCCGCGGACAGGATCTTCCGCGCGCCTTTTGAGTCCATCGGGCTGACGACACCGCGCTTCTCCATCGTCTCGAGGAGGGAAGCGGCACGGTTGTAGCCGATCTGCAGGTGCCGCTGCACCAGCGAGATGCTCGCCTTCTTGTTCGTGCGAACCACCTCCACGGCTTTTGCGTACAGGTCATCCGGCTCCCCGCCTGCCTGGCCGCCGTCGAACTGCATCACGGTGGTGCCGCCCTTCGCCGGCGCGGGCTGGTCGGCGAACAGGTCCGGCGGGCCCTCGATCGTGACGTGAGCGTCGTCCTGGACGATCTTGGCCAGCTCCGAAATGTCCGAACTGGTCGGGTAGATCGACACGCTGCAGGCCAGCGTCACGACGCCGCCATCGCGCGGCTCCACCGCGAACTTCTTGACGTCGCAGCCGACGAACGATTGGTTGGCGATGCGCACGGTGGCGCTGCTGATCTCGTTCCCGTACGTGACGGGCGCGAGGTACATATTCCGGGCAATCAGGGCGTCCGAATCGCCGCGCCAGAGGAACGCCTCCAGGGCATCATCGAAGTAGGCGCACAGCCGCCGGTCGACGTTCTTGATCTCCAGCTTCACGTCGACGGCGAGGATCTTCTCGTCCTCCGGCCCTTCCTTCCGGACGTTCAGGTGCTTGATGGTGGCCGCGCCGGACACCTTGAAGGGCGGGCGCGCCGGCGGCGTCTGGATGGTCTCGTCGGTCATCGTCAGACCGCCTTCTCAGCGGCCGCGGGCTCCGCCTCCGCCGCGTACTTCGTGAACGGCAGCTGCTTGATGTGCTGGCCGAAGAAGCTGCCGATGGACTCGGCGGCGCGGAAGGCCTCGAAGATCTCGGGCGCGACGTCCGGGTAGTGGTAGATCGCTCCGGTGCCGCGCGTGAAGGACACCGCCAGCGTCTTGGTGGCCGGGTCGTAGCCGATGGCCTTGACCTGGCTGGAGTTGACGGCGTTGAGCTCGATGGGCGGCCGCGGCTCGGTGGAGAAGGGCTGCGGGGGGGTGTAGGTCTTGGGCATGGTGGCTCCGGGTGAGGTCAGGCGGCCTGGCGCTGGTCGCGCGCGGCGGTGAGGTGGGTGATCAGCGCGTCGCAGATCGCGGGGAACTGGTGCTCGTGCCAGAGCTTTGCGGCGCCTTCGGACTTCACGACCGGGAAGCCCAGGCCAGCCAGACCGGCCGCGTCGACGGACAGGGGAGCGATGCGGCGCTGGATCTCGCCCAGGCGCAAGGTGGGTTGCGCGGCCGGCGCGGCGGCGCGGCGGATCGGTACCACGTCGGCGGGTGCGGGAGCAGTCGGCACCAGGGTGGGCTGGACGGTCTGCAGGGCCGGTGCCGGCGCCGCGGACTGCTGGCGCTGTTGCTCTTCGCGGTGCAGGCGCTCCTGCTCCTGCCGGCGCGCGGCGGCCTCGGTCTCCTCGCGCTGGCGTCGCTCCGCCGCTTCGCGCTCCTGCTGCTGGCGCTGCGCGCGAGCTTCTTCCTCCGCCCGGATCCGGGTGCGCTCGGCTTCCAAGCGACGCTCCTCGGCCGCCTTGTGCTCGCTGATCCTGCTGGTGATCACCACCCGGCAGTCGTCCGGCGCCTTCTGGACCAGCGTCGCCGTGTCGGCGAACAGGAAGGCGTGCTCGCTGGCCAGCTCGCGCAGCGCGTCGAGGTTCTCCTGGATGCGGTCCGCGATCTCGTTGGCGGCGATTTTTGCGCGCGCCAGCTCGGTGGACACCTTGTCCTCCATGCTGGCCAGCGACTTCAGGCCACGGATGCAGCCTCCGAAGTCGGCTGGCACCGCGGGCATGTACGGCTTGCCCAGGCGCTTGTTCAAGGCCGCGAGATGATCGGCCAGGGCCTTCCCGCCTGCGGCGACGATGTCACCGCGCCGGCGCTCCTTCTCGTCTTTCAGGAGGCGCTCGGCCAGGCTCAGGTTCTGCTGGAGCAGCTTGTCCAGCATGTCCTTCGTCTTCTTCGCCTGGTCGACGGGCTGGACCTGCGCCAGCATCTGGGCTTCGGCGCTGGCCAGCGCTTCGCGGGCCCGCTTCATTTCCTTGATCTGGCCGTCCAGGTCGGCGAAGTCCTGATCGCTCTTCGGCTCGCGGATCAGCTTGTGCTCCAGGAAGTGGTGCAGCCGTTGCTCGAACACCTTGAAGTTGTCGGTCAGGGTCAGCTGGCCGGACACCCGCACCACGGGCGCGGGCAGGGCTTCCACCGGCTCGGCGACGATCCGCTCCACGGAGCTGGCCGCCGGCGGCACGTACGCGACTAGGTCGGCATCGAACTGCTTCCACGCCCCCACGATCTCGGTGCGCAGCGCGAGGTCGGGGTAGTACCAGCAGCGGCGGACCTCGGACCCGTCCCGGTTGGCGGCCACGAACAGCACGCGGCCAGCGCCGGAGACAGCCAGCTGTTGCTCCATCTGGACGCGGTACATCTTCGGCAGGTCCCGGCCGGCGGTTTCGCTGCAGCCTTCGGCGGGCATCGCTTCGCGCAGGTTCGCGTTGAGCGACTTGCACTCGTAGACGGTGTCCTCCAGCATGGTCAGCCCGTCGAAGGAGGCGGACAGCTCGATGCCGTCCACCACCGCGGAGCCCACCACCGGGAACAGGTCGTCCCCGATCACCTCCTCGGCGCCGGGCCGCTGGGCGGCCTCGATCGCGTGCCCGTCATCGAACCGGCGCTGCAGGTCGGCCGACACCTCCGGCTGGATGCCGGTGTGCTTCGCGTGCAGCAGTTGCTGCCGCGTGGTGTAGCTGGAGCATCCCAGCACCGCCGGCGCGTCGGAAGCGTTGCGGCTCTGGGCCCGGTGGGCGTGCCATTGCGGGCTGCCCTGCGGATAGTCGTGGCGTTGCATGGTGGCTCCTTCAGAAGGCGAGTTCGTCGCCGCGGGCGTTGGCGAGGGTGACGAGTTCGGCACGCTGACCGGCGTCGGCGACTTCTCCGATCAGGTCCTTGGCGAGGTCCAGCTGTTCGTGGTCCTTCGCCTTCGCGATTCGGTCAGCGACGGCGGCGTAGGTGACCTTCGGCGTCACGTCCTGCGCTTGCTGTTCGGCAGGAGCGGCGGCCGCGGCGGGTGCGGGCTTCGCGCCGAGTTCGGTGATGCGCTTCTTCTGCGCATCCGACAGCGTGGCCTTGGTGCTGTAGAAGGCGATGATGTCGTCCGCGGTCTTGCCCTTGCCGTAGAACTCGGCGATCTTGGGCTCGCGCTTCAGGATCTCCGCGTCCGTCCACTCGGGCAGGGCGTTGCCGGTGGTGGCGGCAGCCGCGGTATCGGCGGCTGCGCCAGTCACTTCCTCGGCCGGCCCCATGAACCTCTCGGTCGGCTCCGCCATCTCGTCGGGCGTGTAGACACCGAGGATCACGTCGGGGGCGTACAGGCGGGACCAGCGCTTCTGCGCAAGGTAGGCCAGCTGCTGCTTCGGGTCTTCGGTCCACAGCGTGCTGTTGCGGGTGCGGGCCTGCGTCATCAGCAGTTCCAGCACGCGGGGCTCCTTCTCGCCCTTGAGCGTGGCCCACACGCGCACGCCCAGGCCCTGCTCGTCCTTCTGCTCCCAGGCCGGAACGATGTACTTCTTGGGATAGCCGTTGTCGTCCTTCTTCGTCTTGGACTCCACCTCCTTGAAGCGCCCGACGATCTTCGCCCAGTCGCCGAACCATTCGAAGTGGAAGCGGTCCTGCACGGCGCCGCTGCTGTTGATCACCGCGGCCACGAGCTGGGCCTCGTATCCGAGGGTGCCGTTGACCAGGTGCGTCTTCTGCGCGACCGAGAAGGGGTTCATGCCCCACTGCATCGACTGCAAGACGATGGCGAAGCAGTCGCCTTTGCTGCCGCGCAGGTGTTGCGGTACGGTGGTCTTCCCGCTCGACATGAGGTCGGCGATGCGCTCGAGTCGCTCCATGCTGGCCTCGTGCAGCAGCAGGGCGCCGGCGGAGGCGCTGGTGGCGACGGCCAGGGCCGTGCTCTCGGGTTGCGAAGGTGCGTTCATGATTCCTCGGGGTCGGAAGGGAAGGGGGTCAGGCGCGGCAGCGCTCTTGGACTTCGGCGATCTCGTGCACGACGGTCGGCATGCCCGGGTGGTCCGGCTTCATGCACTCGCGCAGCCATTCGAGCCACACGAGCAGCAGGGGAGGGGGCAGAAAGCCGGTCAGCATGAGAAAAGAGACCAGCACGCGCAGCAGCCAGGTACGAGCGCGGAGCAGGACATCCCGAAGGTCGCGAGCGCGGCGTGCGGGGCAGTCGCGGCTCTCGCGGCACGCATGGGTGCAGGGCGGGCAGTTCAAAGCGCCCTCCCGATGTGGCGGCCGACGATCTCGAACAGCAGCTCACGGGCGTGCTGTTGCTGCCCGCAGAGGGCCAGCGTGTTGATGCGGCTCACGTCATCGGAACTGATCACCAGCTCGCCGTCGGCGGTCGCATGTGTTCCACCTTCCCCGTCGACGTGGGCGAGGTAGGCGCGGATGTCTTCCGTGGAGAACTCGCTCAGCGACACAGAGGCTTCTGCGTACGCTTCCGGAACGCGGTAGCGCGGCTTGATGGCAGCGACCGCGCTCACGCCGGCAGCCCTCCGATGTAGCCCTGGAACTGCAGCTGCAGGTCCAGCGCGTGGGCGTCGTTGGCGCGCGCGAGACGCTCGCCCTTGCCGTTGTCACGCGCCAGATCGGCGGCGATCCAGTCGGCCTCTGCGAGCTCCGCCGGCTGCGTCAGCGGGCCACGGTCGATCGCCTCCGGCTCGGCTTCATCGTTCTGCGCGGCAAGGTGGTTGCCGCGCGCCTGGATCGGCGTGGTCGACGTCAGCGGGTGCGCTGCTGCGATTCCGGCGGCGAGTTGCCGGTGCCATTCGGTGATTTGCTGCTGTGCCATCGTTCCTCCGGTGCCCTGTTGATGGGCGACGGATTGAACTGTAGCGACTCGCTAGAACATCGTCAAGCGATTCGCTATAAATGGCGACTACTTACGGCACTACGTAGGCCTGCGCGTCTCCGCGAAGTTTGCTAATGTCGAGGTGGACGCAACTGCTTTTACACGGTCGGATTCCCCTATGTCGACCAGGCGCAGGCAGAGTATCGTCCTAGCCCCTGGAGCGATTCCCTGGCCGTGTCACCGGCGCCGCTCACTGGGCACAGGGTGTAGTAATGGACCACGAAGAAAAATTGCGATTCGCAGGCCGGTTGCGTGATTGCCGGGTGTGGGCTGGGTGCAGCGAGGAAGAGTCGGCCGCCGCGGCCGGCGTGCCGCGTTCAGCGTACCGAGCATGGGAACGGGGCACCACCATGCCCAGCCTGTTCCAGTTCCGGGACCTCATGTCGCGCTTCGGCACGAACGGGTACCAGGTCCTGCACGGCTCCTATCCGTTCCAGTTCACGAAGGCCGAGGCGCGCGAGCTGCAGCTGGCCGCCAAGAGCTTCAGCCCGGGGCTGCGCTCTCGCGTGGACATCCTGATGGCGCTGCTGGCGGAGCCCGGCCAGGATCCGCAGGGAAGGCGCGCGGACGCCGCGGCTACGCCTGGTCCGACTTAAGCCAGGCCGCCACGCGGCCCGTGGCGTACAGCAGCACGCCGAGGATGGCGAGGGCCATCCCGTAGATCTCGCCCCCAACGCGGATGATCACGCCGAGGAGCAGCAGCAACACGCCCACCAGCTGCACGATCTTCCAGGCCTTCATGGCGGGTCCTCAGTCTTCGTTGTGATCGAGCGGCAGCTCGCGTTCGCGCTCGTCCTTCGGTGGTCGCACGCGCGCTGACGTCGTGGCCTTGCGCATGGCTGCCTCAGCCGCGCCAGAGGGCAGGGGCTTGAAGTGCTTCTCCACCTTCTTGTCCGACACCGCAGTCTTCTTCAGCTGGTCCAGGACCTTCGGCTTCTTCTTCTGCAGCACTTCGCGGATCGCGGCGTCGAGGCGGCCCTGCACCGCCGCGCGCTGGATCTCATCGAGCGATTCCCACATCTTGAAGTCAACGTGCTCGAACGGCCAGTCGAACCAGCCGCGGCCGAGATCGAATACCTCTTCCAGATCGCGCGCCGCGTCGTCGCCGAGTGTCCGAGGGTTGCGAGTCCCATCAGCCTTTTGGGGTAGTAGGACTTTCTTAAGGATCTGGTCCAGGGACTGCCAATTCATCTTGGCCTTGTCAGCGACCACTCGCACGCCACCCTCCTGAGCGCATAGCTCGGCGAGTCGGCGACGGCGAATTTCCGCGTTCGTGTCCATACGGTCGGGTTGTAGCAGGTCGCTATAGCGTTGCTAAATTACGCCTGTAGCGAATCGCTTGATTTAGTCCTAGCGAGTCGCTACACTTCGGCGCATGCCCAAGTCCCTGACCCCCGATGAGCGCCGCCACCTGGCTGAAAAGGTGGGGGTACACCCCGCCACCCTCTACCAAGCCATGACCGGGAAGGGCGCCGGCTTCTCGCCGGCCGAGTGCGTGCGCATCGAGCGCGACAGCGAGCTCGAGCTCCGCCGCTGGGACCTGCGGCCGAACGACTGGCACTTGATCTGGCCGGAGCTGATCGACACGGCCGGCGCGCCCGCCGTCGAGGAACGCAAGGCCGCCTGACGTGACGACGCCACAAGTTGTCTCCCTGGTGCCTCGCGCACCGGTTCAAGCCACCGGCCTTCGGGCTGGTGGTCTTTCTCTCGGTGGCTCTGCGGTTCATGCCAGCAGTGTCGTTTCCGAAGTTCCCGCCCGCCATAACCAAATCTCAGGAGACCGGTTACCCATGAACCCGATCGACGCGATCCGCTTGATGGTGAAACATTACCCCGGTGGGGCTGACACGCTCGCCGTGCTGTGCGGCAAGTCCGGCGAGACGCTGCGCAAGGAGATCGCCAGCGCGGCTGGCTACAAGCTCGGTGTTGCAGACGCCTGCATCATCAGCGAGGCCTGCATCAAGGCCGGCTCTCCCCACTGCCACGCCTACGCCAATGCCGTGGCCGCGAACTGCGGCGGGTTCGTGCAACTGGAAGTGCGCGACACCATGCCCCGCCGCAACATCCACGGCGATGCGGCTGGCCTGGTGAAGGAAACCGCCGATGTGGTGGGCGCGATCGCCGAGGCCATGCGGGACGGCACGGTCTCTGACAACGACCGCCGCACCATCGAGAAGGAGCTTCGCGAGCTGCTGGAGCAGATCCAGTGCGTGGCCGCGGGGGTGAATTCCGAAGCGAGGGCGGCCTGATGTCGGAGCCGATCATCTGCCGCCAAGCCATTGCACAGCAGGCTGACGACGCCGCGCGCCGTGCCGTGCAGACCGAGGCGGATCAGACCAACCCGTACCCCGTGGGCAGCGATGCTGCCGCGGAGTGGGCGCGCCGGTACCACATTGCACTGCTGAAGCACTCGGCCACGGAGGTGTCCGCGTGAGCGATGCCTACCTCCAGTTCCTGCGCGAGAAGATCAACCTCGCGCGCTTCGGCGGCTTCGACGTGCCGCTCGAGCAGATCAACCCGGCGCTGAAGCCGCACACGCGCGACATCGTGCGGTGGATGGTGAAGGGGGGCAACCGCGCCGTCTTCGCCAGCTTCGGCCTGCACAAGACGGCGACGCAGCTGGAGGCCCTGCGCCTGATCGGGGAGCACCGCCCAGGCCTGCGCCTGCAGGTGCTGCCGCTCGGCGTGCGCCAGGAGTTCTTTCGCGAGGTCGAGCACCGCTTCCAGGGCGACTTCGCGGTGGACCTGCGCTTCATCCGCTCGGACGCGGAGATCGATGACGAGCGCACGATCTACCTGACGAACTACGAGAGCGTGCGCGAGGGCAAGGTCGACCCGCGCAAGTTCCGCGCGACCAGTCTGGACGAGGCCAGCATCTTGCGCAGCTACGGCAGCAAGACGTACCAGGAGTTCCTGCCCGCATTCGCGCCCGTGGAGTTCAAGTTCGTGGCCACGGCCACGCCGGATCCGAACCGGTACAAGGAGCTGATCCACTATGCCGGGTATCTCGGCGTGATGGACACCGGCCAGGCCCTGACGCGCTTCTTCCAGCGTGACAGCGAGAAGGCCGGGAACTTGACCCTGTACCCGCACAAGGAGCAGGAATTCTGGCTGTGGGTGGCGAGCTGGGCGGTCTTCATCACGAAGCCGAGCGACCTCGGGCACAGCGACGAGGGCTACGTCATGCCCCCGCTGGACGTGCGCTGGCACGAGATCCCGAGCGACTACGCCACGGCCGGCGCTGAGAAGAACGGGCAGGGCCTGCTGGTGCCGGACCTGGCCATGGGCCTGTCGGCGGCCGCGCGCGAGAAGCGCGACAGCATGCCCGCCCGCATCGAGAAGGTGCAGGAGCTGGTCACCGCAGACCCGCAGGACCACTTCATCGTCTGGCACGACCTCGAGGATGAGCGCCACGCGCTGCAGCAAGCCATCCCCGAGGCGGTGAGCGTCTGGGGTTCGCAGGACCTGGACGAGCGCGAGGAGCGGATCATCGCCTTCAGCGATGGGCAGCACCGGATCCTGTCCACCAAGCCGGTGATCGCCGGCAGCGGCTGCAACTTCCAGCGCCACTGCCACCGTGAGGTCTTCGCTGGCATCGGCTTCAAGTTCAACGACTTCATCCAGGCGGTCCACCGGACGCTGCGCTTCGGGCAGGAGCATCAGGTGCGCATCGACATCGTGCACACCGAGTCCGAGCGGGCGGTGAAGGACGAGCTCCTGGCGAAGTGGCGTCGGCACACCGAACAGCAGGAGCGCATGGCGCAGCTGGTGCGCCAGTACGGCCTGGACCAGCTCGCCATGCAGGACACGCTGGCCCGCACGATCGGCATCGAGCGCAGGGTGGAGCAGGGCGACCGATTCCAGGTGGCGAACAACGACTGCGTGCTCGAGGCGGAGCTGCAGCCGGAGAACTCGGTCGACCTGATCGTCACGTCGATCCCGTTCGCGAACCACTACGAATACACGCCCTCGTACAACGACTTCGGCCACACCGAGGGCAACGACCACTTCTGGCGGCAGATGGACTTCCTGACGCCGCAGCTGCTGCGGATCCTGAAGCCCGGCCGCCTGTACTGCTGCCACGTGAAGGACCGGATCAACTTCGGCAACGTCACCGGTGCCGGCATCCCGACCGTCAGCCCGTTCCACGCGGAAGCGATCTTCCACGCGCGGCAGCACGGCTTCGACTACATGGGGATGATCACGATCGTCACCGACGTGGTCCGGGAGAACAACCAGACCTACCGCCTCGGCTACACCGAGATGTGCAAGGACGGAACGAAGATGGGCGTCGGCTCGCCGGAATACGTCCTGCTGTTCCACAAGCCCCAGAGCGACCGCAGCCGCGGCTACGCCGACACGCCGGTGGTGAAGTCGAAGGCGGAATACAGCCTCGCGCGCTGGCAGGTCGACGCGCACGCCTTCTGGCGCTCCAGCGGGAATCGGCTGCTGGCGGCCGAGGAGATGGCGGCCCTGGGCCCGGCGAAGCTGGCCAAGTTTTTCACCGACGACAGCCTGCGCCGCGTGTACGACTATGAGCAGCACGTCTCCATCGGCGAGCAGCTTCAGGCGCGCAACGCGCTTCCGTCCACCTTCATGAGCCTGGCGCCCGGGAGCCACGATCCCGAGGTCTGGCACGACGTCAACCGCATGCTGACCCTGAACGGGGATCAAGCGCGCAGGGCGGTGGAGCAGCACGTGTGCCCGCTGCAGTTCGACATCGTGGACCGGCTGATCGAGCGGTACAGCAATGCCGGCGAGGTGGTCTACGACCCGTTCCACGGGCTGGGCACCGTCGGTGTCCGCGCCATCAAGAAGGGCCGGCACGCGGGCGGCAGTGAGCTCAGTTCCGCCTACTTCGCCGACCAGGTGCACTACCTGCGCGCCGCGGAGCAGGAGGCCAGCATGCCCACGCTGTTCGACGCGCTCGAAACGGAAACCGCGTAGGAGGCCGGACGAATGCAGTACCCCAGCCCCACCTCGATCCCGGAAGCAGCTTTGCCGCTGCATTCGCGAGCGCCTCAGGCTACCAGCCGGGAGGCTCAGCAGGCCGTCGGCGATTTGCGCGACAACCTGTCGGCCGATGCCGACACAGCCGTGCGCCGCGGCGTTGCCGAAACCAGCATCGAGGCCTTCCACAGCCTGTCGCCCATCGCGTTCCTCGCCCCGAAGGAGGCCGCGATCCTGCGGTTGTTCAAGCCGGGCGTGAAGCTGTCGCGCCAGCAAGTCAGCGCCATGGTCCCGATGCCGATCAACGGGGTCTGCGGCCGCGTGGATTCGCTGCTGGCGGCCAAGCACCTCGAGGAGTGCGGCGACCGCATCGACCCCCAGACCCGCAAGCGCCAGAAGCTCCTGCAGCTGCCGGAGCCTGCGCAGCAGTCCCTGGAGGGCTTGGCTTGAGCGACCTTCCTGTTCCGCTGACGCCCGCGGACTGCGACCTCCGGGACTTCCCGCACACGCCGCTGTTTCGGTCGCGGCTGTTCGGCTCCTCTTTCCACGCTCGGGCCACGGACTCCGAGTGGCGCGCCGGCGTGACCCTGTGGCTGAAGTCCTGGGACCAGGTTCCGGCGGGCAGCCTGCCGAACGATGACATCGAGCTGTGCCGCCTGGGCGAGCTGGCGCGCGACCTGAAGACTTGGAAAAAGGTTAAGCCCGGAGCGCTGCGCGGCTGGGTGTTGTGCAGCGACGGCCGCCTGTATCACCCGGTGGTCGCCGAGGGCGTGAACAACGCCATCGAGAAGAAGGCGGCGCAGCGTCTGAAGACGGCCAAGGCTCGCATCGCCGCGCTGGAAAAGCGGCTGAAAGAGGCTGCCACGGACGCTGAGCGGCTGCATATCACAGAGGAAATCGCGAAGGTCAAACAGACCCTGTCACAGACCGTTGGAGTGTCTGTCACAGACCCTGTCTCTGAATCCAAGGGAAGGAGAAGGGAAGGAGAAGGAGAAGGGAATAGTGATTCCGCTCCTATCGGAGCGGGCGGCGCCGCCGCCGGCCTGAAGCCGAAGACGCCGGAGCAGCTGCGCAAGTCCGAGCTCTGGCGAGCCATCAAGACCCTGCTGGTCGAGCAGCAGGAGGCGAAAGACCTGAAGGCCGCGGGCGCGATCGTCACGCAGGCCATCAACCGCTACGACGAGCCGACGGCGCTGGCCGCCATCGAAGCGACGCTGCAGAAGCGGCCCGCCGGAATCGTCGCCTACCTCGAGGCCGCCTGCCAGCAGGCGACAGGCCTCCGACCGAACAAGCAGGAAGCGCTGGAGGCGGGAAACCTCGCCGCCGCTGAGCGCTTCGCAAGCGAGGAAGACCATGCAGCAAGCTGACAAAAAGGCGTTCGCGCTGTTGATCGCGGGCGTCTACGCTTACCACCGACAGCCGTGCTCGGACGCGCTGATCACGATGTACTGGCGCGGGTGCCAGCGCTGGACTTTGGAGCAGGTCACCAAGGCGGTGGACCAGCTCACCTACGACCCGGAAGCCGGCAAGTTTCCGCCGAAGATCGGCGACCTGGCCCGTGTGCTGGAGGGCACTGCCACCGACCGCGCCGCGCTTGCCTGGGGCAAGGTGCACGAGGCCATGAGCGCCGTCGGCGCCTACACCGACGTGGTCTTCGATGACCCGGCGGTCCACGCCGTGATCGAGGACCTGGGCGGCTGGCCGAAGGTGTGCCGCACGGAGCTCAAGGAGCTGGGCTACCTGCAGCACAAGTTCTGCGAGGGGCACCGCGCCTATGTCGGCCGCGGCACCTTCGACTACCCGCGCCGGCTGATGGGCGACCGCAGCCCGGACCACGAGTGGGAGAAGAAGGGCCTCAAGCCGCCGGCGCCCGCGCTGATCGGCGACGTCGCCCGCGCGAAGGCGGTGTTCGAGCGCGGCGGGCTGGCCGGCAAGACCGCCATCACCTTCAACGGCTTGGTGGCAGCTGCGCTGCCGGCGCCGGGAGTCCCGGCATGACCGAGCCCAACATCGAGGAGAAGCTGGTGGCGGCCGCCTTCAACATCCTTACGGACGAATATCGGCACACCCGCGACGCGCAGCGCTGGGCCGTGCGCTTCATCCGTCGCGCGGCCCGCGGCCGGTCGACGGCTTTCCAGCGCCGCGTCGCGCGTAGGCAGGTGGTGCAATGAATGACGCCCGCCGAGTTCAAGCCGTTCATTCTGGCGCACTGCCTGCGGATCGCGAAGGTGGATCCGGAGTACGCGAACTGGGCCGCGGCCTGGTACGAGCGAAACCAGCCGGAGCTGCTGAAGAACCTGCACGCGAAGGTGGAGCAGGAGATCAAGCGGTCCTCCGCGTCGCCATCCCCGTCCGAACCGGCAACGGCCTCAACGCGCGCGAGCACTGGAAAGCGCGGACGCGGCGCGTGAAGAACGAGCGTTCCATCACCGCCTGGACCATGGCGCCGGTGAAGGCGCCATCGCTGCCGGTGACCATCACGCTGACGCGTTTAGGCCCGAGCAATGGTCTGGACGATGACAACCTGGCCGGCGCCTGTAAGGGCGTGCGCGACGAGCTCGCCCGCTGGCTGAAGGTCGATGACCGCGATCCGCGCGTCACGTGGCTGTACGGCCAGCAGCGAACCAAGGAATGGGCCGTCCAGGTGGAGGTCGAGCCGACCCAGCGCTCCGTCGACCGGTGCGAGCACTGCGGAGGGCTGGGGTTCACCCAGCGCGCGGCATGACGGACATCACCCTGGTCCGCCAGCAGCCGGTGGAGATCACCGACGCCGAGAAGGATGCCGCTCGGCGGGTCCTGTTCGGCATCGTCGACGGCCTGGGCGAGCGCGGCCGCAAGCAGTGGCGCCGCTTCGTGAACGGCCTGATGCGCCTCGAGCCGGGCGAGATGGTCGAGATCAAGACGCGCAAGCCCCGGAGCGGCCCATTCCACCGCCGGCACATGGTGCTGGAGCAGACGCTCTTCGAGCAGCAGGAGCGCTTCGCGATCTTCGATCCGGTGTTCCGCGACTGGCTGAAGGTCGGCGCCGGGCACGTGATCTGGTGCCCGGGCCCGAAGGGCGGGGTGTTCCCGGTGCCGCAGTCCATCGCGTACGACCAGCTGGAAGACGACGAGATGCGCGAGTTCCACGACAAGGTCGTGGCGTTCGTGCGCACCGAGCACGCGGCCAAGACGCTGTGGCCGCACCTCAGCCCAGCCGCCCGGATCGACATGGTCGAAGGGCTGCTGGCGCAATTCAACGAGTGAACGAGGAGAAAAGCATGAGGGGAAGACTTCTTGCATCGGCGGCCATGGCAGTGATGGCCGCGGGTATGGCGGCCGTGGCCGCGCCCGGCGCGCCGTCCATGCAGCAGGAGCTGCGGAACGCGGGCACCAGTGCCAGCAGCCAGCCCGCGAAGGCGGACCGGGGGGGCCTGAGCTCGCGGACGATCCAGGCGGCATTCGGTGGTTACGGCTTTGGCAGCCGCGGCAGCGCGCGCCGCCGCGGGCCGGGCTGGACGCAGGCGCACGTGAAGCGCATGGCCAGGAAGGCGCGGAACGTCGCCCGCAACCGTAAGGCGCACCGCTGATGAAGCGAACGGCCATCCGCCGCCGCGTGCGCGCCGATGGGCCCACGGCTCCCCGCGAGGTGAAACCCTGGGCCCGGCCGACCGTGCGGCCGGTTTCCCGTGGAACGTACGCGGGCAGCACGAGCGGCACGCCGGTGGCGAAGGAGAACGCGCTGCAGCACGCCGGCTACATGGACGCGGTCCGGTCGCTGGCGCGGTGCATGCGATGCGGCCGCGGGCTGCTGCGTGCCGTCTTCTGCCACCGCGACTGCGGTAAGGGCACCGGCCTGAAGACGGATTGTCGGGAGGGCTGGGCCGGCTGCGACGAGTGTCACCACTTGGTGGGCACCAGCGGGCAGCTGCCGAAGCCGGTTCGCCGCGCCGTGGAGCTGATGCTCGGCGCGCTAACCCGGCACGAAGTGGGCGCCGCTGGCGCATGGCCGGCAGGGTTGCCGGCATGGGAGGTTCGATGAGCAGGGCGCTGGTGGAGAAGATCAAGGCGCGGTGCATCGAGGATGGAGGCTGCCTGATCTGGCAGGGACCCACCACGCCCGCGGGGATGCCGTGGATGAAGCACGAAGGCAATTCGAAGGCCATGGTCCGCCGGGTCCTGTACGAGGCGCAGCACGGTTCGATTGCCCCCGGCCTGCTGGTTTCACCGACCTGCGGCCACAAGCAATGCCTGGCGTGCCTGGAGGCGATGACGCCGGCGGCCAGCAAGGCAATCGCGGCGGCGCGCGGCGCGTACAGGAGCCAAGCGCGGGTTCGGCGGCGGGTCGCGACGATGCGCGCCCGCTCCAAGTACACGGAGGACGTGATCGCCAGCATCCGGCTCGCCGCCAGCGCCAAGGAAGCGCAAGAGCAAACCGGGGCCAGCCTCCCTTACGTCTATGCGATCCGCGCTGGCGCGGCGCGCGCGGACCTCACGACTCCCTTTGCCGGGCTGGGCGCCAGAGCCAGCACCGAAAGGCGGGCAGCATGACCAAACGCACCGGCTTCTGCCAGGAAGCGTGGCTCCTCATCGCCGAAGGCGGCGGGTGGTGGAGAGCCAGCGACATCCTCGAGCAGCTGCCTTCCGGCATTGAAGTGGACGACGCGTCCTGCCAGCTCTGGATCATGGCCAACCGGCACAACTACCTGAAGCGCCGTGGCCGCGGCATGAAGGCCGAGTACTGCGTGACTCAAGACTGCGTGACGCCGCGCGGCCTTCCCGTCAGACGAGTGAACCAAGCACTTTTCGGTGCGCAACAGGGCTCCGTAGCATGACCTCACTCGCACCAGTCACCCAATCTGGAAACCGCGGATGGAATCCGCATGCCCGACGCGAGGAGGGGACGATGGACGAACAGCTCAACGACCTGTTGGTGAGGTGGCATCGCTGGGGCCAAGCCCCGGCGCACTCCGCCGACGTCGCAATGGGCGACTTCGATGCCATCGTCACTTCCTTGGGGGCAACGCGGCGCATCGCGCTGGCATTCCGGGCTCGCAACCTGGCCGCGGGCGTGACCGTCTGGTCGACGCTTCGCGTGCGGCCGGAGGCGATGCAGGAAGCGCTGGAGGCCTTGGGCGTGGTGATCAGCGAGGAGGGGGCCGAGGCCTTCCCGGCTCCCGAGCCGGTGGCGGATGATGAAGAAGAGGAGGGCGCTCCCCGGGTGCGCCCCCTGCCGCCGCCCGCGCAGGTGATCGTGGCCGCTGCCGATCGCCCGTTGCCCGCCACGAAGGCGCCGCGGTCGATCTGGGCCCTGGCCGCCAGCTTCATCGGCGGGCCCGAGGTGGACCACAAGGCCGAGGCCCCGGGCCCGGCCGCGTTGCTGGTGCAGCGCCTGGAGGGCGTGACCCGCTGCGTGGGGCAGGCCTACCCCATTCGGGAGATCGTGACCGAGGAGGCGGAAGAGCGCGAGCGCCAGCGCCGCGCCCGCCAGACGCCGCCCCGGCCCACCGCCGGCTACAAGACGAAGAGCCGGAAGCTCCGGCGCCTGATCGGGGAGGACGATGAAGCGTAGGCAGCCACCGGAGCGCCAGCGGCCCATGCCGCCCGCCTCCCTGGGCAACTTCGCCGAGACGGGCTGGACCGACTTCCTGCCGGCACCGGAGGTGCTCGCATGGGTGCAGCGCCAGATCCTCGCTGACGACGGCCTGCTCCACAACCCGGACCACCGGCACTTGATCGACGCTGACCTGGTGTTCCTGTGGGCGGCCGGCGGATTCGTGCGGCAGGGCCGCTCGATCATCGGGCAAGCCGAGGAGGTCGCCTTCCGCTGCGGCGCGTGGCAGAAGATGCGCCAGGAGCAGCAGATGCGGGAGTGGTTCGGCCGCGTCCCGAAGTACCTGATCACCCTGGACGCCAGCTACTGCGCCCAGTGCAGCGACACCGACTTCTGCGCGCTGGTGGAGCACGAGATGTTCCACATCGG